GCCACCACCGCCGCCGCCACCACCGCCGCCGCCACCACCGCCACCACCGCCACCACCACCGCCACCACCACCGCCACCACCACCGCCACCACCACCGCCACCACCACCGCCACCACCGCCACCACCGCCACCACCGCCGCCGCTCGACTGCGAACCTCCAGCGCCAAACTCAACTTTGGCCGGAAGCGAACGCGACGAATAAATCTCGCCGCCGACCGTATATTCTACATCCATCACACAAGCCAGATCAAGGCCCGTCTCGCCCCATAGATCTCTTGCTGCGCTATCCAGCGTCCGAATATCCGGTTGCAGCAGGTAATAAGGATCGTCTTGCTGCGTTATCACCGTCGGCGCCGAGACGCTGGCAGAACACACCAACTCCAAATTTGCCGCATCGCGCAACGACCACTTCAATTCCGACGGTTGCGCATCAATCGCCGCCCCTGTGCCGGGAAAGAAAAACACACCCAACCTAAAATTGTCTCCGGCGCGCAATCTCAATACGCCATTTTCCGTCAGCGAGCTGGCCAGATCTCTGCTGCGCAAATCGACCTGCAGGTCAATCAAGTCCCATTCCAGCGCAATCCATGGCAACCTTGCTGCCGCCGCCGTGTTCATATCAGGGGCGGCTCACATCGAGGTCCAGCAACACCGGGAAAGTTTTGGAGCTATACGACTTGCCGCCCTTCACCCAATCCACATCCGCCACGCAAGCCAGCGGAGCGTTTTTCTCATTCTCCTCGGCCCATTCCAGGACCACTTCCCTCTCGGTCGCCCCCGTGGTGAAGGAAAGCTCGTAATAAGTCTGCTCCTCGACCGTCACCGCCACCGGGGGATTGCCCTCGACCACAATCAAGTCTTCCAAGTTATCCGCTTTGCGGATGGTCAGCCGCAGCTTTTCGGGAGCCAACTCAAACACCGCATCGTCGCCCCCCACGAAAAAGACCACACAATTGACCGTGTCTCCGATTTTAAGGCGCAACTTCCGATCCTCGAACATCGTGCTTTGCACCTCCCGCGATCTCGCCAGCACATGCAGATCCACCAGCTCCCAAGTCTCCAGCAACCACGGCACCCGCAAAGCCGCCGCGAAATCCCCTTCCACGACCTCGCCCAAAGCCACGTTGAACCGCACCACCGCAGGCAAAGAGACTTCAAACCCCGCGGCCTGCGCCGTAATGCTCGTGATGTAGGTGCCTGGGCGTGTTGGGCGCCCTAGCAACCGACCATCCTTGGAAAGCCGCACCCCCATCGGCAGACCCGTGGCCGTCCACACCGCCGGACTCGGCGACGACACAAAAGCCACATTTACATCCTCGCCCGTTTTCACATCAATCCCGCCGGTCGATATGGCGCTGCTTACCGTCACGGTCGTGCGCGGCAACGTCGTCACAATGCTCACATTGGCCGTCACATTCACTTGCCGCGCGGTGGATTGCGGCGGCAACTGTGTCGCCCGCAGCGTGATCGCCGTGTTCAACGGCGTCCCGGCCGACCCCACCAAAAAAGACCTGTCCGGCCCGTTGGCCCCATAAACTGGCGGTTCATTCTCTACCAGCCAACCAGTCGGCGCCGAAAGGATCGTCCACTCGGCCCGGTGGGTCGCCACCAGTGGGATCCGCTGCGTGGTGTTCACCACCCCGCGCCATGAAATATTATTCGCGCCAATGATGCCAGTCGGCTGCGGAGCCGCAAAAAACAACTCCAAAGTCTCAACGTCCGGCAATCCCTTCGGTGTGGGTGCATTGTAATGCCTGCGACTCACGTAGGTCGGTCTTTGCGACGCGGAACCCCACGCTGTCATGTAAGTCGTGCGGGCCGCTATCAGCGTCCCTGTGTTGACCTTGAACGTCGCACGATACTCCACACCCGCAGCGCAAAGCGTTGAAACAGGTATAGTGCCGGGGAAAGCACTATACAAATACGAGAGAGCGTCGACCGCCGCCACGGTGCTTTCCAATGCCAGAGACCCGAGCACGCCCCCTGCTCCGGCTGGCGCAGGGATCGGTGTCGGCGCAACCGTTGAAGCAGGCTGCAGATCAACGACGCCAACCCAACTGGGAATAACGATGCTGTCGTTATTCAGGCGCATTGTCGCTGTGCCAAAAAAGGCCGGTATTGCCGCATCCACTGTCTCAGCAATAGATGAGGGAGTGGAGACATATTCGCGGCTGCGCAAAAGAACATTGATGTTAAATGTGCGTGGCGCCACATCGGGCGCATTCCACGCGCCCAACAAGATACTTGCACGCTGGGCAGAAGACGGGAAAAATGACCGCTGGCCATTCACCGTCACCTCGACGGCATGCTGTTTTGTCTCAGCGTTTTGCCACGACAACTCACCATAGAGGGAAAAAGAAGATGGCGGAACGTCCTCGGTCCCGTAAACCGTCTCCTGCGTTCCCATCTCTCCCCATACGCGATAGAGATTGCCTAGCCGCAGGGCCGTTACGGGCCGTAGCCGTGGAGCGATCACGTTGACCGTCACTGTCGCAGCCGCCGTTGTATAGGGATTGGTCATCGTAATGGACAAGACGACATTGCCCTCCTGTTCATCAGTAAACACGCCCGAGATTGTTCTGTTATTGGGATTATACGTCAGACCCTTCGGGAGGTTGATGACCGCAAACGATGTCGCATTGCTTGCCGTAATCACGTAAGTAAATGGTTCTCCCGCTATGGCGCTGACCGTGCTAGGGCTACTTAAAACGGGGACTGGCACCGCCACCTGCACCCGCACATTAGCCGTCACTGTCGCGCCAAGGTTGGAAGCAGTTAGGGCGAACGTCTTGGTGCCGCCGTCGCCAAACACCCCAGACAAAGTGCGCGTCTGCGCATCGTAAGTAATACCCGGCTCCGTGCTGGTCCCGCTAATGCTCGTAGCATTGCTCGCCGTGGCGAGATACGAAAAGAATTGCCCGGCCGTTGCCGAAACCGCTGTCGCGCTGGTAAAGACAGGCTGCACTACGGTCGAGGTGATCACGAGCGTTTTCGTGTCGGTGGCATTTGGATTGATTGCTTGCAGTGTGACGCTGAAAGATCCTGTCGTCGTTGGCACCCCACTGATGCGAAAGGTAGTGCCATCGTAAGATAATCCGGCACCGATGGCCGCAGTGCCAAGTGTCACCGCAAAACTTGTGGCATTGCTTCCGCTCACCTGATAGCTAAAAGGAAAACCCACCTGCGCCGCCGCCGTTAAGGGACTGGTAATCACCGGAGAGATCACCACCGCATTGATCGTTAGTGTCCTCGTGATCGATTCGTAAGCGTTGCTTGCCGTAATGGTCACTGTGCGTGTTCCCCCGGTGGACAATGTGCCAGAAAGAACTCGCGTGGTGGAGTTAAACGCCAAACCCGTGGAACCAACATCAACGCTCACAGTCGTGGCCGAGGTCGTCGTCACCGTATAAGCCAATGGCACACCTACTGTGGCGCTGATCGACAGCGAGCTAGTGATGGCTGGCACCGGCGCCGTCACAACGACCTGTATGCTCACCGTTCTCGACCCGAATCTGTTCGTGGCCGTCACGGCTATGCTCTGCGTGCCAATGGCAGTGAAAGTCCCGCTGATGCGACGGGTCGCGGCGTCAAAAGTGAATCCCTGCAGGTTTCCAAAGTTGGCCGTAATTGTAGAGTAATCGCTGGCTTGAACGACAAACACAAAGGGATCTCCCGCCGTCGCGGCGACTGTCGCTCCACTTATTGCCGGAACCGGAATACCTCTGGAATAATACTCAAATGTGGCGCTGCGACTGACCGTGGTCAACCCTCCCGTGATATAATACCTTGTTAAGCTCGGGCTGTTAAAGATGACCCCCTGTGTAACTTGCGGATTGACCGGAACACCATATCTTGCGGTTGCCCTGTAAAATCCCGCTTCTTGTAAGCCATAACGCGGCGCCAGCAGATACGGCCCTAAACCAGCGCGCCAACTTCCACCCCATTCCGGGCTGACATTGGCAATGAAGGAGTCCTCGTATGCCACTAGAAATGTTGGCACATGTCGGACGAAAGTCGTATTGCCATCAGAGACAGCGGCCTGCCATACGGATATAGGTGGCGTAACTCCTAAATGTTCGTACGCCATATCACCAGCACCACCTTCGATACGCACCCGACCCACATAGGTAGGCAATTCAAGACCAGAAAATTCCAAATTCTCCTCGACCGCATCACGATAGATCAGCGCCCCATCGACCGCCGCTTCCGGGTCGCTGCCCACACTCAAGTAAAGAGTGCAGTTGATGGAGCTGGTCACTTCGCTAGTGGCATTCTTGATCGCGACAGTGATAGGCACAACCTTCGACGCATTGGCTGTATTGTTTAGCGCTATCTCATTGCCGCTCCAATTATTGACCAAGATGCGCGCTTGTGCGCTAAACCGAGGAAGGCTCACCGCGGGTAAGCCCGGCACCCTGATCTCGACCCAGTGAGAACCTGTGTCTGCATTTGTCCACGAAAGGTCCACATAATACTCAAAATACGTCGGTGCCTCGAAGAGCTGGAAAACGGAGGCCTGAAAAGTGGACGGGGGGCCGAGCTTTCGAGAAACCGGGCCGAGCGTCAGGTTTGTTGGTGCTACAAGCGACATGCTATTTCTCTCCCGTCCCGCCGTGGCAATAGTAAGCCACATACCCGCGCGGATCCGCTACATCGTTCTGCGTGTCAAAGTATGACATCCGTATACGCAATACAAAATCGGGTCCGGTCGGTAGCTGCGCAGGCAAAGCGCCGACCACCCTATTGTAGCGAATGATGTCCGCTGTGAATGCCTCTTCCGAGGAGTTGGCATTCAAACGCGAACGCTTCATCATCACGCCGAACGTGTGTTCCGACACGACATCCGTAATGAACAGTTGCTGTTCAATCAGCGGCTCCCGCCATTCGTAACGGTCGATGTTCGGGCCCAGCGGTGATGGCTGCGACTCCGTGCGCCGCATTCCGATCTCCCACACCATATTCCACGAGACATCCGTATTGTTGCTCATGAGGCGCACGTCGAGCTGACGGCGCAGGGTGAAGGTGCTGCCCAGCGTCAGACCCTCCGGCGTAAAAGCAATCGTGTAGAGGATCCTTTCAAACGCCTTGGGATAAAAAGAGTTGGTGTTTTTGTAGCGCGTCAAGGGATACCAAAAGGAACCCGCGGAGCCGAAATACTCACCAGGCGCCACCTTTTGCGGTGGCCAACTGTTGAAGGCGGGCAGCGTAATGGTTTCGCCCGTGCCATTCTGCAGCACGCTGGTGCCCACCGGCACGGCTGGCAGCACGATTCCCGAACCACTCGTCCCAAAAGCGATCGCCGTGGCCGATCCCAAAAACGCTTCTACTGTAGCATCGTGAATCGCCGGGAGAAAACCAAGCGGGGGCGTGGGCAGTCCTTCAATCTTTTCTGTGCCTTTGATGATCATAGTCGGATCTGCAATTTGCCTGAGGGCGTAATCAGGGCTATTTGGCCGCGTGGGTCGAACAACTCCTCGGGATCGCTTTCCAGAGAGTCATCAATATCGAAGGCCGTCAGGCGCAGGCGCAAAGCTGAAGGCAGCGGAAAGGCGACCCCATCCGACGCCTTGCCATACGCCCGCCATGATGTGCTCATCCCGCCGCTTTCACGGAGAATGGAGAGGTTCCACGCGAATGTTTCTTGCGCTGAGGACAAGCCGATGCGCGTTCTGCCCAATACAATCGGGGCCGCCGCTGGCCCCAGAAACGATTCGGAGGCAATGATCGGCACCGCCTCGCACTGCAGAAAATACTGAGCTGCATAATCCACGCGCCCCCGCCCGCGCGCCTCGTCATCAAAAAAGCTGCCCAGCATGCGGATACGCACTTCGCCACTGGCCGTCAGCGTTGCCCCAACGGGGAACTGGTCTCCGGTCAGCATAATCCGCCACAGTTCGCGCTCCATTTCCAGCGGATAAAACGTATTTTGATCTCGGAACACGCGATACAAACACCTCCCATCGTCTGCGAAAAATCCATTGGCAGGCACGTTCTGCCCCTTCCGCCCTCCCCCGCCCGGCAAAGCGAGCGGTGTGCTCGCCTGATACACCTTCGGCCGACGTGTCGACCCCGTCAACGAGGGAACAGCCGCCACCGCCGCGTAAGATGCACTGCTGCCAAAATAGGTTGTGCCGTTATATTCGATCGCCGTGCCATAATAAATGGCAGGCAGCAAATACGGCCAACGGTCTCCCTTCAACATCGACTCCGACCGCGCGGGCCAGCTAACGGGTTTTGCGGGCTCTTCAGGCACCGCATCTTCAACCACGCTGCCCTTTTCATCGAGCGTGGCCTTTTGCCCCATCTTTCCGATGCTTCCCGTTCCGGGCAGCAACACGCGGTAAAGCACACCGACCGGAAGAGCGTCCGGGTCTTTCGTATTCGCTGCCGCGGAATTTTCGACTTGCTGCACTTGATCCGACAAATCCGTCCCTGTCGGGTAGTTTTGCTTGATGGTGTTGCCCGGCGCAGGCACCACCACGATCTGGGAAGCCAAAGTATTGGTGGATCCCACCGTCGCAATGTCGGGCAGCAACTCACCCACCGCAGGAAGTTGAAATCCGACGATCGGCGCTCCGCTGGCAATGCCCGTGGTGCCCGCACGCGGTATGAGTTGTTCGACAATGGCAATCCGCCGCAGCATTTCATCGAGAAGCGGTTTAAGCCCGACCACTTGCTCCTGCGTATGCTCATGCGGCTCCCAATCCCTTACCGTGGGTGCGCCCTGCACCGTAACCACAATGCCGTTGGCGGGTGGCGCGGCAGAAAATTCCAGCGTCAGTGAATTTTCATCTTCAAGGCGTGCCGTGTAAGCCGTTCCAAACGCTAAAACATTCCATTCGTCGTCGTTCGTCCGAACAATGATGTTCGCCACCGCACCGTTAAGACCATGAACCACCTCGAACTCGGTGGAAGATCCGTTGCCAAGAGTCGTCGAATACGACTGCGGCCCCGTGACCACCTGATTCGGCAGAAAAGGCACATAAGTCACCGGGTTGGTTCGTAGCCAATCCGTGCTTGGTGCCACCGCCATATCGGGCATGATCTGCGGGCGCACGATCGTCAGCGTCGTCTGCCACAGTTTCCGCGTCACCGTGCCCTCCGAGAAATCTCGGGGATTCTTGTAAAAATCGGCTTCCGCCTCAAAAGGCACGGTGATCCTTTCGCTGTCGCGCAGAGCAAAAAACAACTCCGCTCGGTCCAGCGGCAGCTCAAACGTCCAGTCTCCCGGCGGCGCGGAGTAGACGACCACCTGCAATTCTTCGACATCGCTCCCCGCCAAATCTCCCACAAATTCGATGTGCGCGGTATCGTTGAGGGGATTTGTCACCACCACGGACCCGACCCGTCCCGTGGGAAGATCGAGCATTCTGTTGATGGCCTGCTCGATTTGACGAGGCCCATCATCGCGACTTAAAAGACCCGTTTTTGCGTATTGGCCATAGCGCAACTGATAAACGCCTTGAAAGGTTGGCGGCACATAAAACTCCTGAATCTCATTCCAAAAATATGTGTTTGAGGGATCGGCGCCACCATTGACCAAGGTTTTGATCGTGGGCGCATTCGGCAAAACGCGATCGGCCGAGTCCGAAAATGCGTAAGGGGCTACCGTCAGCCGCAACTCATACGCCCAATGGCCATCGGTCTCCACGCCCGTGAAGCGCACGAAACTCACCGGCACCAGCCGATTCGCTGCTACCGTTAGCAACTGAGCCGCGCCGTCGCTCCTCCGAATCAGCACCCCTCCGGGAATGTCCATACACACAAAAGACGAAGCCTTGCCGGAAAGTGCATTCAACGCCGCAGAAATGTCCGCCGCCGTAGAGGTCGCCGAAAGAAACTCCGTGGTATTCACTCCGACCTGAGTGGAGGCCGTGCCGATCTTGATCCGATACAGCCCGCTGGCTGGACGCTGATCGACAGGGCCAATTCCTACCCGCAAGGCAGCGATCTCCTGCACGCGCTCGGTGAATCGGTTGTCCTTGAACTCCAGAAAGCGCAAGCTGTAGCGCAGAGCGCCCCCGGCAACCACGGGCGGAAACCGCAGCTCATCACCCGCCGCCGTCAAGCACGCGCGGCCGTTGTAAAGGTCGACGTAAAATAGATTTCCGGTCACTTACTCCCCATTGCCGTCAACTCGTCAACTTCCGGTGCTCTCATCCGGTTCGGAAGACTGAACTCGAAAGTGCGCCGGGGAGAAACTCATGACCTCATAGGGAAATGGCAGCTGCAGAATCGACTGCTCCTCGGCATTGAGCGCCCGCAGGCGGCGCTCCTTGTTGAGACCAAACCCATCTGAAAGCAGCAAAGAGCTTAGGTCAGCCATGGCTTCCTCCTCCTAAGCAGTCCAGAATTTGCCCTCATTGGGCGTATTAAAAGCGGCCGCAAACTGCTCTTCGGCGAAAGCCGCTGCCGCACCGAGTAGCGCTGCAGGCGCCACGGTGTATCGACCCACGAGAAAAGCCAGGGTTGGATCCAACTGCCAAGGCGCCAAGTTGAAAGGGCGGTCATTTTTCTCTGCATAGTTCAGGTTCCAGAACACATTGTGCTTTACATACACTTCATGGGAGCCGCCGGGCGGTTCCACGCTCACGGCTTCTACCTGCGACGATCCTTCGCCCTGGGGACCCAAAAAATAAATCGTGGCAATGAGCAGGTAGTCAATGCCGTCGTCCGGAGCCACCTCTCGAGCCGCCGCAAATCCCCCGCCCGGCTGGTTCGTCCCGATATTGAGATTCTTGTCTGGCATCGTGCCGACGCGGATGAGTGGCCTTCTTCCAAGGATGTCCATCGCCTGCGTGTCGATCATCACATTGTAGTCCACCAGCTGGCCCGTCACCACGTTGCCGATCACATCGGCCGTCAGCTTATATGTCGGTCGCGCTTGCGCTATGTAGACCTGCACCTGCGACAAGCTGCGCTCGTTTTTCTCCTCCGCCCGATCCGTGACGTCCATCGTCACCGTGTCTCCCTCCAAAGAAAGCGGCGACTTCCATGACACTCCCTTCGCCTTGAAAAAAGCCATCTCGGTCGGGACGAGGGAAAATGCGCCTTCCGGAATAGGGATGAAGGGTTCGTCCAATAAGCTGATTTCTTCTTCGGTGATATTGCCCTCATCATCACTCTTCTGCCTTTTGTAGATGGGCGCGTCGCCATTGACAAAACCCGGCCTCACTTTGATTTCCCAACCTGTGCCGCCCGTGCTCATGACCTCGGTGAACCAAGGATGTCGGAAGAACTGATTCGGAGCCTTCGCTGTATAGTAAGCCTCACTCCGCCGAGCCCCGCGACCCACTGACCTAAAATACACTTGGCTCATGCCACGTGGAAAAAGTGACGCCATCCCAAGCCGCGCGGCCCCATGGCGTCGAGTCTTTTGGAAGTGCTGTGTCGGTAGGAAAAATAAGCAATCTGGTAAATTCTCGCAATCGGCGCTTCAGTATCAATCAAGACCAAGGGCGCATAACCGACCAGTCCTCCCTCAGAGCCCCCTCCTCTCGGGCTGTCATAAATGTCGATCCCCAGATCCTCGCTGCTCGCCCCTTCCTGTGTCCCGGCGATCATTCGACCCGTCGCTTCATCGACCCGCACCTTCAAGCACAACCACGCCCGCGGCGCGGGGATCTGCAACTCCAGATTGGTTTGCGAGATAACCTTGCCATCAGAGCCCACGGGTTCCACCCCGTTCACATACCCTGCCGTCATAGCTGCCGTGAGGGTTTGTTGCCCCACTGCTGCGTCGACCAAATGAAAAGCACCCTGAAAAGACGCACTCGATTGGCTGCTGTAAATTGTGGTGCGCCGCCGCCGCCCGCGCCCGATCGAGCGGGAATAAAGATTGGCCCCGGCATAAACTACCGGCGCCGAAGGCCGAAGAAAAATCGGGACGATCATAACTAGTCTGAGAAAGTATCCGGGTCGTAGATTCTTTTCTCCCAGCCGTCGGCAGAAAAAAGCCACTCTTCCAACACTTCTCTCGACGATCCAAAAATCTTGGACGTGGCCCCACTTTTTAACCATGAGTTTGCATCGCCCCCCAGATCCCAAGGCGGTCTGTCGATATACCCAAGATTGCCCAGCTTGGGATTACCCGAATACCTTTTCAACTTTAACGAGGCGCGGGGCGTGAAGTAGCTGTCCACTCCATACAGCGGATTCAGCGTGATGGACTCCCCACTCGCATTCACGCCCTTTCGCCGTCCGCTGCCTGTCGGATCTTCGATCGGAAACGTCAGCACCCCATCCACCAAGGTGCCATTGTATGTCTGCATGAGCGCGCTGATTCGCGGATGCATTGTCAGCGGTGTCTGATCCGCCCATATCTCAAGCGACAGCTTAGTGTCATTCTCATCATAACTGTCGCCGCCACCCGTTCCACCGCTGGCGGAGATTCCACCTTGGTATGTCCAGCGGATGGTTCCAAAATGGCCATCCATGGGGTCGTTTTCTTCATGGCCGACATAACTTACACCCTGAACCGGACACGAGGGTGGGGCGGTGTTAGGAGCTTCACCTACGTAGTATCCCACCATGGTGACAGTCATGGCGCCCGGCGCTTTCCACTCCATGGATTCAAGCCGTGGCGGCGGAATTGTTCCTATAATTCGGTTACGCATCTTACTGAGAATAAATTGCGGGCTCCCATCCACCCGGACCACTGAGTAACCATGTTCGCCGGACCAAAAATGTAGTTCCCACCTGCTCCGCCGAGGCTCCCACATAAAGCCAGTTTCGGTCGTTTTGACCACCCACCACCGCCGAGCCGGGTGGATCGTCGATTGTTCCAACCTTGTCAAATAGGCTGGTCAGCTGCCCCTTATTCATTGGCTCCTCCTCGATATGGGTTGCTCCTATATCAAAGAAGTCATTGATTCCGTAAAACGGGTTAAGATTACTCACAGAATCTCCGTCTTTGGTCAAGCCGCTGCGGCCCGAAGATCCCGTGGGATCTTCAGCTTCCCAAATCACTTCGCCTCGCACCACGCGCCCGTAGCGCTTTCCTGTCTCCGGGTTTCGGTATCCGATCCATTTTCCGAATTCAATGTGCGATGTGATAGGCGATCTGTTTACCGACGCCTGCACCGTGCTAGAGGTCCCACTTCCCGCATACTGCGCGTAGGAATCGGCTGTTACGGACTCGTAGCGCCATTGATAAAAAGCCGAACCTTCCTCGAAGCTCGCCGTGGCACTGACCAAGGCTAAGCCACCCAGTGTGTCAGCGGCGGGAACAAGATCCACGGGCGGACCGCCACCTTGCCATTGCCATCGCTGTTTGATGTTGCGAAACCTCACGCCGCGCTTGCTGCCGCCGTCTGAGACTGCCGCCAAGAGACGGTTGCTCGTCCCGCCGCCACTAAGTGTCATGGTTGCCATAACTATTCGAGAGTTTCCCCCGCTTGCGTTCTGGCCCATTGCGCCATCTCCTGCTCCCTGTTGTTCATCTGCTGCAAGAAGTCCTTCTGCTGCTTGGCGATTTCCTGCAACTTTTTGATTTCAGCAGAGGGATCATTCACCAAACCTCCGAAGCCCGCCGCGCCGCCAACGCTCGCTAAGTCGGACATCCTCGGTTGCTTAGTTTCCTCGATGTTCTTGGCCGCACGCTCCATGTCCACCTGGAATCCCGCTAAACTTTTAGCGTTGGCAGCGTTCTCCTCGGGCGAGAGATTGGGGTTGCTTACCGTCTTCCCGATTTCGCGAGCTCGCTCCTCCTTGAGTGCTTCATCTTCCAGCGCATCAGCCGCTTCTTTGGCGCCGCGACGATCCGTGCCGAAGTTTTCCTGCACCCGCAAGGCTTGGATCTGAGCCTGCCGATTCATGTCCGATACCACCTTGGCCTGACTTTCCTGTGCTGCCACCTGCTCGGCTTGAATCTCGTCTGCACTTCGGCCACCCCCGCCCACCGCCGCCAACTGCACCTCCGCCGCGCGGACGGCGGCTTGGGCTTGTTGCGCCTGCTCCTTGTTGCCCGGCGCCACGTTCGCCGCCGCTTCCCTTGCCTCCTCCAACTCCTTCAAGGCATCTGCCCTAAACTGTAAACGCCATTCTTGATTGGCCTTGGATTGCAGATCAATAAGCGCCGCATCCAAAGCTTCCACATCTTCCAAGCCCGTCATCTCAAGGGCGACTTCCACAATGCGCTGTTCATCCTCCGTCGCGGTCCCTGCCAACACCTTGTCGACCTTGGGCCGAAGCTCGTTTTGAATCACTTCCGGATCTTCTGTCTTCAAATTCAAATCGACGGCAGCGTCCGCTGTGGCCTTTTGAGCTTGTTCCAAATCGCGCTGCGCTTCATTGGCCGTTAGGTTCGGCTTCTCCTCCAAATAGTCCTCGGCTCGGACTTCGGCGTTTTTCACCCGCTCCTGCGCCTCGTCAAACGCCGCCGCATTACCCTCCTTCACCGGCGCCGCCGCCACTTTCTGCGCTCGTTCCAAAGCCTGTGCCGCCTTGAGTTGCGCCTGCAACTCCTCCTGTGCCACTTGCGCGCCGGTTTTTTTCAGCTGCGCGATCATCGTTTCGTTGCGCAGTCTTTGCATGGAGAACTCCGCTTCCGCTTCGGCTACCGCTTGCCCTTGCAACAGATTGGCATTGGATTCATCGGTTTGTATGGCGCGCGGCAAATTGGATTTTTCCAAGCCCTCATCACGGCGGAATTCCAACTGTTGAATAGCCGCGCCGCTCGTCTGCTCTGCTCCGCCGATGGAATTGGTTAGCTCAATGACCGCGTTGAGCAACGCCTGCGCCGCCGTGCGCTGGTCGGCCGATGGCCCGCCTTCCTCATTTGCTTGCCGGATACCGTCTTGATTGCTGTCGATAAATTCATCGGGACCAGCGGTATTGGCCAGCACTTTGGTCGCTTCTGTCTCGGCATCGCGAAGCAACTGCCGCTGCGCGATTTGCGCACTCGTCCTCGTAACGTCATTATCATCCGTCGGCGCCTTACGCTCGATCTCCTGCAACGCCGCAAACGCCGCGCGCAAAGAGTCCGTTTGCCCCGCCGCTCCGGCTTGTGTCCTTTGATTGATTAAATCCTGCCGCTCTTGTTCTGCTTGTCGTATTTGTTGATCAGTAACACCTCGCCCGCCCGCCGCAATGGCACTTTGCACATCGCCAAAACTGCGGGCGCTGCCAGATTGTTCCTCTTTTTGGCCGCGCAATGCTCTTAGCTGTTCATCTTTTTGGGCTATCGCGGCGTCTAACTCCTTCTGGCTTGAAGAAGCCCCAAACTCCGGCCTTTCAGTCTTCACCTCCGCGATCGCGCGGCGCCCAGTGTCTATTTTCTGGCTGGCTTTTTCGGCATCTTGCCGCTTCTTTGCGCTATCATCCTTGAGAACCTGCAAAGCCTCCTTGCTTCCCGCCCCCATCTGCGCCGCCGCCAAGCGCGCATCTTCCGCAATTTCCCTCTCCAGTTTGGCCCGCTCGCGCGCCTCCTGCGTGCGCTTCGCATCCAGCGCCAGCGCCGCTTGATTGATCGAAAGAATTTGCTGCGCGAAGCCTTGAATCTGCGTCAGGCCACTTTCCGCATCACTCACCCCTTGCTCGGCCGCCGCCAACACATCTTCCCGCCGTTGGCCCTCGATACCGAACGTAACGTCCGGCGCCGCCATGCCGCGCGTTCCATCCGGATTGATCCCGTAGTATTTGTCGCGATCTTGCCGCGCGGTGTCGCGCCGCTGCTTCGCATCCGCCAGATTTTTCTGGGCCGCCGCGACGGCTTCTTTTGCGGAACTTTTGGCCTTGTCCAAATCCTCCGGCGTCTGCACCGCTGCGGCGGAACTCGCCAATGATCCCGCCGTTTGTCCTGTTTGGGCGCGCGATTGCTGCAACTCTCTGTTGAGAGATGCCACTTGCTGTCGCGCTTGAATCGCCTTGGTCGCCAACATCACCAATCCTGACGCCACCAGCACCAAGCCTCCACTCAAGCCGGTCATCAGCCCTGCCCAGGCGCGCGCCGTGCCCATCATGCCCACCATCGCCGCCTGTGCCACGCGCGTTTGGATAATAAAGCCGATGATCGCCTTGCTCGCGCCCAACAGCGAAACAGCCAGAATCGTGAGCACCGCCGCCGCCACGGTGCCCAGTGCCTTGAAAACGCCCTGCACCACCCCCATCTGGCCGACAGTCGCTAAGAAATTGCCGAGGGCTTCTTTGACCCCCTGCACACCGCTCATCATCACGGCCCAAGGACCGGCTGCCGCTTCTTGCAAGGCGGCGCCGAATTTCTGGAAACCAAGGGCCGCCCTCCCGCCCGCTTCATTGGCCTCCTTGAACATATCGCCAATTTTGGCATCACTGGCCATCTGCTGATTCGAGAGCTGTTGCTGCAGCCCCTCGACGGTAGAGGCCAATTCCTGCGCCGCACCTTTGGCTTTCGCTGTATCCGCCGCGAGGAGGCGCATGGCTTCACTGGCCGGAGCGCCCGATTGGGCCAGATCGGCGATCTTACGCGCCGTTTGATCCGAAATAGCTCCCATTTCCGCCAGCTGGTTGGCGGCCGTGGCCACCCCGTCCCCGCCGCTTTTCAACGCCCCCGCCAATCCGCCCATCGCCCCCGCCACGGCATCGACCGGCGCCCCCGTCGCCGCGGCGACATCCTGCACCTGCTGCAACGCCGCCGTGGAATTGAAGGCGCCCTTCGAAAGCGCTTGCAGGTTCAAAGCCGCCTTGCCCAAAGCCTCAAAGGCAAAGGGACTGCGCTGCGCCTCGGCGGTCAACTCGGCAACTTTCTTTCGGGCGGCGTCGGCGCTGCCTAGCAGTGTTTTGAAAAGGGCCGTCAGCCTATTGGCCTCACCCGAAGCCTGCAAGGCTGCCTGCATTTTCTCCGCATTGAGCGCCGCCCCCGCCATCGCCTTCACAAAAGCCGTCGCGCCGATCGTCAGGGCCGCCATCGGCCCCACCGTGTCGTTCAACAGCTGCTTGATATTAAAGCCTCCTCGGGGTGGTGGATTTACCGCCATAACTCACAAATGCAGTCAACAGATCAGGTCGCCCCTTGCGTCACCATGCGTTCGATCACCTCTTCCCAATACCTCACCTGCGCATGCGCCAGTGCCTCCTTGGGACTTTTCTTCTCTTCCTCGGCGATTGTTAGAGCTTTGGCGGCAATCTTCTCGCCCCGCGCCTTGACCATCTGCTCCATTCGCAAGTCATCCATCGGCGTCCAAAGATTCACCTTGGCGCCATCGCATTTCGCCATGGCCACATTCATCCACACCAACTCTCCGATCGGCATGTTCCAAGCTGTCGCCGGGGCATGGCCGTGGCGGCAGAACAGCGCCACTTGCTCCATGGCATCGTCCAAATCCCTGTCCGTGGCCCTCTCCCCGCTGAGGGTTTGGCACTCCCGATACTTGGCCGCGATGGCTTGTGCTTCCTCCCCCTCCAAAAAAGGCAACAGCTGTTGGTAAGCCTCCCCCAATTTTTTATACGAGCTGCCGATCCCCTGCCAAGTTTTAGGCGGTGCGTTGTATTCCTTGATGTAGGCCACAAACTTCGTCATTTCCTTTTCCACGGAAAAGCGACTGAAGCGCAGCCACCATAGCCAATGCCACCACAAGGAATACTTTGGCTTGATCCGCGGCCGTTGTGGGTAGTCCGTGCAGCAAACCCTTGCCGCCAACCACACGTCCCACAAAGTGGCTCCCCCGAGCAGCACCCGAGAGTTCCACTGCTCCAGCTGCAGCTTATGCCAAAACGTAAACGGCTTGAGCCGGTAGCCTAAAATGCGATGGCGACCGTCATGAAAGAGGCTTTCCGCCAGCCGCTCATCGACGATGAACCGAGCATCCACGCACTATGCTGGCAAGCCCCGGCCTTCTGCCGAGAACCGGCTGAAATCTTCATTGCTGCGCTCAATAGTCACGCTGGTGACTTTGCCAGCCGCGCCCGCCACCGAAATTTCTCCCCCAAGTGCAGGACCTGCTGCGTCGGTGCTATACCCGCTCACGCTGAGTGCAATACTTTCCTTACCCATCAGCACGGCCACGACATTCCCTTCTGAATCCTTGGCGCGAGACAATGTGCCGAAAGATCGTTCGGCGGAAGCCGACGTGGGATGTGAAATTCCTCCACAAGTTGCGTTAACACCAGTCGTTGAAGCTCCAAGTTGCATTATAGCCATAATTTTACCTCCTGATTAAAATTCAAAGTCGATTGATTCGGTGGTTGTTTTTGTAGCGTCTTCGTTAGACATCTCTACCCGAGAGCGAATGGTGCTGGCATTCAAAGCTGACAGACCGCTCCCTAAGGTCGTGGTCGCCGTCGTCGTTTCAGCGCCGGAATAGATTACGTCCACCAAACTGCCGCCCTCCCCCACCACTTCAACTTCTGAGGAATACCTCTTGTTGATGGTTTCCCTTATCCCTTGATCCAGAAAATCTAGAGTTGCGCCGCGGCGAATCAGTGCTTGTGCCATAATGCTTAGACGCCGTGTCAACCCATCGCCTTGCGAAAATACAACGCCTCCTTGCCACCCCATCGCTCCGCCGGACTATACAGCTTGAAGCCCGCCCGGATCAGGCTGTTCGCACTGGCCAGATTTGCCGCCACCACATACGTCACCACCTCCTTCAGTCCCAGCCGCCGCGCCATTCGCACCCGCGCATGAACCAGCCGCCGCTGACGCCCCTGCCCACGGTGCCCCGCCACCACCCCCGCACGCGACAAATACCCCAGCCCCCGATTGTAATCCGCGCCGCACACTTTGAGGCCCGCAAAGGCCACCGGCTTGCCCTTCTCCTCATCAATCCACCAATACGCCCCCTCCGGTTTCACCCGCCAATCCCCCGGAAAACATTGTGCATCCAGCTCCACAATCAGATCATGCACCCAAGCGGCGCACTCCTCCGGCGTTGCTACCAATCGCAGGCCCATGCGGGCCGCGTCCTGTCAAGCCAGCCGGATGTCCTTCTTGCGAAACGCCGACATGCTGCACTCCTTCCGCCCCGTCGTCTCCCAATCAATCACCATCCGGTCGCTCTTCACCGACACGATCTTGCCCTTGGTCCCCCGCTTGCGCGACACCACCGGCATCCCCGCTTTAGGCTCCATCGCCTTTGGCGCCACCTTCGGCGCGTTCGCTGCCATCTGGCTCACCTTCCGGTAGCCCGTGCGGCGAACAAAGCGGCCATCTTCCCACACCTTGAAATCCCGGAACTCGATGGTTCCCGCCTTGATGCCAGGATTGAGCACCTCGCGCACCCGCTCCGGCGAGCATTCCACCTGCTCCGCAATCTCGTCTCGTGTGCTCCAACCCTTCGGCCAGGCATAAGCCGAAACATTCATCCGGTTTACTTCGGCTTTCCAGTTCATGCTAAAACAATCGGCGCTGTGATCGTGCGACCTCTCTTCGAGTCGAAGAGAAAATATGTCTGCTGCGGCGGCTCATAGGAGGCCTTGATGCTGATCGCGTAAGCATTGTAGCCGATCAGCGAGCCATTGCTCACCCACTTCGGATTCTGCTGTTGCGTGTGCCAGTGCCCGAAACAATCCAGATCCGCCACGCGTGCTTTGTTCCAAGAAGCAATCGCCTTCTCCGTCGGGATCGTCAGCCCGCCGATCCCGCCCTGATACTTCAGTCCGTCCCCATGGTGAAACCGCAACGTCTTGCCAAACAGCTCCACGTAATTGAAATACGAATCCGCCACCTGCCACTCCACCCCTTCCTGCATCCGCTGCGACATCACCTTGTAAAGCAACCACTCGTAGCTGTTACGAAACCCCGTGGCATGCCTCGGCTTCTTCGTCGTCCGCCCGTGGTTGCCGTAGCAACACGGGATCAGAACCCGCGCGAAATTTTGCCGCAAAGAGGCAATCCCCCGCGACACCCGCTCCATTACCCACAAAATCGTCTCCGTCGGACTCAGCGCATTTGTCTCCGCCAGTTCCTCGTGGATATACCCGCTCATCAAATCGCCGCCTAAAAACAGCACGCACGTGTCGATCTCCGCACCGTTGCGCTCGATCTCCGTCAGCCGCACCACACTGTTGAAAAACTTCTCGATCCGGGCCTCCGCCACGCGCAGGTCGAAATGATTCAGCCCATTGGTCGAATCCGCCGTCACTTGCTCTTCCACGTGCCAATCACTCGCCAAAGCCACCGCCACCGCCTCGCACTTCGCCGTCTTCTTCACCGCCAACGGCTTCTGCGAAGGCTTCGCCGCATTCAACGCATCGACCACCCCCAGCTGCTCCTCTAATTCCTTGATCCGCTCCAGCCCGGCCGTAATCTGCCGCTTGTAATCCGACACCACACTGCGATGCGCGTGCTCCGCGCTCTCCCGCGCAATCGCTCCCCAGTTATCTTTGGGCATGACACCCTTACAGTGTCAACCCCCACGCCCCCGTGGTATAAAGAAGTGCCCCAATCGGCGGGGGTGCAGATGAAACAGCCTCTTTTGGCAAACATTAAATACGCTCTACGCCGAAAGAAATCCGCAGCACATCGCCCTGCGAGCGATCTTTGCGCACGGTGCTCGTTCCCCGCATGACCATAAAGCTCGGCCACGCCGTCATTTCCGCCGATCCAGCCTCCCTCATGTCCTCAATCGCATCCGCCGTCCCGAAATAAAGCCCGATCTGGCGGATTCTCTCCTTGCTCGCCTCCACTTCCCCCGCATCATCCAGCTGGGCCACACTCACCACGTCCACCTCGACGAAACCCGCATAGGCATTCGGCAAAATAAACCGCTCCTCCTCGGCCCGCACCACCACAAAAGATCCCGGTCGATCTGCCGTCGTCCGCCCCGCCAGCACCGGCACCCCCAACTCCGGCTCCAAGGGCTTCAAGGCCCCCACCACCATGGCCTCGATGTCGTAGCGCGCGCTCATGTTACCAATCCCCGCTGCTGTCATTCCTCGACGCCAGATTCAGCGTCACCGTCGCCCCTTGCCACGTCACACTCGCGATCCGGTAAGTCACTTCCTTCCACTTCACCAACCACCCGTCCTTGACTTCCGGACTGCCAAAGCCCAGCCCGATCGCACCCTCCTGCAACGGCGCCGCCTCGCACTCCAGGACAAAGTTCACTTCCTCCACACGCCCGCCGGGCCGGTATTCCCCGCTTAGATCGCGCGGCATCTCGATCGCCCGCGCCTCACGCCACATTTCCTCCGCGCCCGCCTTCCACACCCGCGCCTTGGCCGTGCTCAGCATTTGAAAAGCCGCCTCATCCGCCGCCGCCATCGCCTCGTCGAACAACATACCGCCACCCCGCCGTCAACCCCACAAACAGAAACCCCCGGCAACTCGCGCTGCCGGGGGTTCGTTGCAGGATGGTGAAACTTCTTAGGCCGTGTAGCCCGTCTTGATCAAAGTGCCTGCGCACTCGTTGACCACATGCTCGTCGTTGTGCTGGCGAACGCGAACCACGTTGGAACGGCGGTTCTCGTCGCGATAGCTCTCGACGACATATTGGAACTCAGCGTCTTCCTGCCAGTAGAAGATACGGCCGGCACCGCCCATCTCGGGAGCGCCTTGCATGACGCAGCCCACCCAAATATAATCATCGCCCCAGATATAGGACAACTTGTTGTCGGTGACCGACTGACCCTTGCTGGCTGTCGACTCGACCGCCTCGGCAATCATCAGATTCTGGATCGGAGCGCTGTCTTGGAAGATGTCCAGGAACACGCCCTTGGTGATGATCTTGCCGCCGCTGTCGCCGCCGAAGACATACTCACGGAGCTTCTGGCTGCGACGAACGCGCTTCCAGATGTTGCGGGAAAGGATGATCGTGTTGACCATCTCGCCACGCTTGTGAGTCCTCGCGATTGCTTCCTCGATGTCACGGGCCACATCCAGAGTGGCGATGTTCGCCTCGGTGTAAGCCACCGCGGCATCCGCCTTGCCCCAGATCGACTCGTTCATCACTTTGGAAGCCACACGCTTCTCTTGCGCGCGGAGGATGTTGGAAAGAACGAGGCGCGTCGAAACGCTTTCCGCGTCGAAGAAACGCCCCAGATCCGCCTGATCGCTGTCATCGACCACTTCGGTCAAACCGCGATCTTGGCAGGCAAACGAAGCCTTCTCATAGCTACGATCGACTTCTTTGTAAGCCGTGCGCGGTGCGCGCAGGGTGATGTCGCTGCTGGTCGAAGCCAACAGTTGGCCACTGCCCTTGAGGATCTTGCGATACTCGCCGGTTTTGGTTCCCACGCCGAACGGCGTGAACACCTTGTCGGCGATGAAGAATTTTTCGGCCTCCAAAGCCTCTTGCACAACGACCTGAAGCTCAGGCCGGATTTCTGCGTCTGTGTTGCGATACATAATTTTATCCTCCTTCGATGATTAGAGCGGGTAGACCTCGATGATCTCGCCGTCGGCCACAGCCGATCCCAGGGCGATGCCGAAGTTGCTTCCGGCGCCGTCGGTTGTGACCTTGCCGTTTGCCGCACGCTTGACGATGGCTCCCGGAGTCACCGCGCCGCCCGCGGTCACTTCAAAGCTGCCGCCGCCGTTGGTCAGATTGACCTTCACGACTTCCGTGCCGTTTTTCGTTTTGTAGTCGGTCACCCCGATTTCGATGTCGGAGGCACCGGCCACTTCCAGTTTGCGGTCGCTGTTGAGTTTGACGCGGATGTTACCCGCGACCCCAGACGAGCTTGCCGCCACAAAGCTGTCTGCACTGTCATTGATGGTTGCCATAATCTTTTTCCTCCTTGGGTTTAGGCGTCGGCCAGTTTGACGATCCCGCGATGAGCGTTGTGCTCCGCATAAGCGCGCGGGTTATCCTTCATCGTGAAGCGGATCGCGTTCGCGCGGGCCGTCGTCTTGGTTTGTCCCTTTCCCTCCAGTTCGGTCGCTTTGGCCGAAACCAGACGGTCAAATTCCGTCACCTTCTCGTCGCCTTCCGGCGCGTTGAACATCCGCACGCTCTCCGTTCCCGGAGTCGCCGCCTTGATCCCCTGCAGGCGAATCGTGCGCTGCAAAGCATCATTCTGCGCCGTCAGCGCGGTCATCTTCTGTTCGAGAACGTCGAACGCCGTCAGGATCTCCGCCTTCTCGGCATCTTCCGCCTTCGCGCTCAGAGCGCTTTCGAGTTCCACCACGCGCTTGCGCAGTTCGCTGAAAGAAGCACCTTCACCAACCGAAGCACCGGCCGGAACCGCAGCAGCCTCACCGGCTTCGCCCGCACCTTCCGCTTCGCCTTCGGCCCCTTCACCGGCTTCGGCTTCGACGGCGGCATTGTAAGCCTCGATGGCTGCGTTGACCTCGTCGCGGCTGATGCCTTGATCGGCCAATTCTGCATCGCTCATCGAAGCCAGCTCTTGCAGCTCCTCGGCGGTGATCGGAGTGTTGGCCTCGATCAATGCGTCGATCTCGGCTTGACGGTTGGAGACGTCCGTGACGGTCGCCTTGAGTTCATTCAGCGCGGCGAGCACATCGGCAATCGTCGGCTCCTGCTGGTTCTGCTGGTTCTTATCCATAGAATTTTCCTCGTGCGGTGTGTCAACCACTCGCTTGTCCTCAAAAAGCCCCTGCGGGTTCGCTGCGGGCATTGCCACGCAGTCGACGGCTAGGAGTTCTTCGCACCGCGCCGCTTTCTTCCCGCCTTTCACTTTCTCGCCCTGCGGAGGACCGGCGAACGCCGCCGATAGCCCGAAGCAATCCGGCATACGCTCCGCTCTCTCCATCAACTTGTCGTATTCCTCGTGCGACTTTAAGAGGTGCCAATCCGCCACCACCTTGTCGCCCTCCCTTCTAAAACCCTCCAAGTATCCGCAAATGCTCTGCAACGCCTGCGGATCCTTGTGATTGAGCTTTACCTGCACCCTACCCTTGGCATTGCCACAGGTCACAATCTGCTCGAGCGTCTTGTCATCCACCTCCAGGTCATGACCGCGCGCCGTCACCCCGCCCGTGATCACCGCCGCGCCGCGAATGATGCCTGCCTCACGATCCACCCGCCCCGAAAGGCCGCGCGTGGCAAAAGAAAAAACCGAGTTGTTCATACAACTCGGCACCGCTTGTCAAAGGCGCGCGGGCTGGGCGCGTCCTTTGAAATCTCCAATCTGAAATCTTAAATCCCTCAGGGCTTGCGCTCTTCCAAGCGCAACCGCTCCTCATGATCCGACACCGTATGCGTCATCGCCTGCACCGCCGCATCCATCTTCGCTGCCCACCACACCGTTGCGGCCAACTGAATGACCACCGCCACAAGGATCGAATTGAACGTCGCCTTGAGAAACCTCGTCGTCTGATCCCGCTCCCTCAAAGTGACACGGATCTCGTGCGTCTCCCGTTGGAGATGATCCAAAGTCTCAGAGATCCGCGACAGCGCCGTGCTGTGGCGCTCCAGTTCCTTGTCGTGGTGATCAATCCGGTGTCCGTGGTCATCGCTGCTCATGGTAAAACTACATCAAAGGCTGCTGATCGTTACGTCCCATCATCGCCTTCATCCGCTGCACCAGACTGCGGCGGCGCATGATTTTTTCCTGCTCCACATTCCCATAAGCCGCCGCCATCGAATTCGGATCGGCCCCCCCCGTCTCATTGGCCATATACTGCCCCATATCATTCCGCGGCCGCGCATCGGCAAACGCGATCATGCCGGGACGCAGCGCGGACAGACTGCAAGTGCAGCTGCCCGCGCTGTAAGGCTTCTTGCCGGGAACCGGCCTACAGCCTTTCCAGCAACGCTTTTTGCCCCGCTTCATTAGCCAATGCGTCCACCAGTGGCCACGCGAGCGCCCACACGCAGAGCGCGGCGGAGGCGGGTAAACACGTTGGTTGTGTTGCCCACTTCAGCAGCACCAGCACGAAAGGCCTGCTTGCCCGCCTGCAATCCCTGCTGGCCTTTGCTCATCGCAGTGTTCTTGGCATCCGTGAATGCCTGCCCGTAAGCAGCGCGGCGGCTGACACCCGTCTGCAGCGATCCCGGAGCGACATTAGCCGGAGCGGCCGAGCGAGTGCTGATAGACCGAGGACTACCCGGTTCCATGCTTCCGAGTGGCAGCAAATTGCGCTGGCCATAGCGACCCATGATCGCTTGGTCCGCGCGGAAAGCTCCGTAACCCGCGCCGCCCACCGCGGCACCAGCGGCCCCGACTTTCAAACCGGTGCCCAGAGCGGAGCCCTCGTCGTCTTGGTAATAGCGCCCATCCGGTCCCCGATAGGTGGCAAAGAGTTTCGCGTCGAGTTTAGCTTCCAGAGCTACCAGCTTGCTTTTGATCATGTCGTTCATAAGTCTTTCAGAAATGTTTTAGTCAACTTGCGGAAGGAAACATCGGGATAATGACCCGCTTATTTTGTTGCGCCTTCTGGTAGCCCGAGTAGATGCCGCGGCGCTTGACCAGAGTTTTCACTTGGCCGATCCGGCGCCCCACCAAAATACCTCCGGCACCCGTGGCCAGCGCACCCAAGACTCCCGCGCCGATCAGCACTTTACGCTGACCATCCTTGGTTTCATGCCAATCGGCTTGACGGCGGTAACGCGGACGCGCCCCCGGCGCAAACACGCGAGCACTCCGGCCGCGCGGATCTCGCACATCCCAGCCCACCATCGCCGCATCGTAGTCCAGGCTGATTCGCTTTAGGCGAGCACTCAGCCCGACACTGCGGTTGACCTGCTTCATTAACGACAAGCGGGACCGGTTGATCTTTTCGCCCACATCGTCCACCGTGCGCGTGTAAGACTTGGCCCAGCGCGGCGCGCGGGGGTTGATCTTGCCGCTCCGGTAGATCAAGCCATGCGCCAACAACCCGGCGCCCATGCCTCCGACCGCCACGGCATTACGGAACCAGCCTTTCTCCCACTCGCGCTTCTTCGTCTTTTGCCCGGATGCCACTTCCCCCAAATCTTGCGCCAAGCCACCCGCACGGCGCGCATAACGCCAGCCGGTTGTTGCCTCGCGCTGCGCCGCGCCGATAAAGGCCGGTAAGGTGACATCTACCGCTTTTTTGTCGCGTCCGACCAACTCCTCGCCACGGGTGTAATCCCAGAATCCCGACGCGCGCCCCGTTTTCTTGTTGCGGGCATAAATATCCAATTCCGTGACTGAAGCCGCACTGGCAAATCCGTAACGCTTCCGCAGCATGGCCAAAGTGGCGCGCGCCGCCTTGCGTTCACCGCGCGACCACTTCTTTGTGTCGGACCCGATCCTCTGCAAGCGTTTGCCACGCTCCAAGATCGGTTTCATCTTAGGATCACGCTTCTGGCCGATCGGCTTGAGTGCCATGTTGCGATCCGCGCGCAGTTTCATGGCCTCCGTCGCGCGAGGGCCGGGCGGAGGCACGATGACCTTCGGATTCCGCACCCCGTAACGGCTGCGCGTGTAATCCATCGGCAGCACGTTCACTCCACCGCCCTGCCTGCTCAGAACTTTGGCCGAAGGCTTGCCGGTATTGTCGATGGTCCGCACACCCCAAGATGTGCCGGTCGAATACGCTTCTTTGATTTTACGGGGCGCATCGCCACGGGTCGCGGAAGGAGCGGGTAACGCCAGCACGCGATTCGTGCGGCGGCTGCCTGCATACACATCGGCCGGGCGCATGCCGGTGCGATTCAGTATTTCCCCATACTTGCGATCCGCTTCACGAAACGAACGATGCGCCATGTATCCGGCCGCTGCCGCCGGAACCACCACCGCACCCGTTACCAACAAAGTGTTGCGCACTTGCCGCTGTTCCGGCGTCAGACCCTGCGCCATCGTCTGAAACTCATGCCTGGCCTCGAAAGGCAGCACCCGCAACAAAGTCTTCACCCTCTGCCGGATTGACCCCCGCGCGTTCTCCTTTTTCAAAATCTCTTTGATCGCCGGAGTTTGCCGCAGGCTCCGGATCTCGGCGGTAGACCCAACGCGGCTTCGGTTTTGCGCCAAATGCTGACGAAGCCAAGGCTCAAAGCCCGCTCTGCCATGCTTATAGTCTCCCCAACTCATCGCACGCGCTTTCATATTCATTTGAATGAGCCTTTGCTCCGCCTCACAATTCCAGCGCTTCAAAGCCGCACCTTTCGGCGTCAGCTTGCCGTCTTTGCTGGTCGGTCCCTGCATTCCTCCCATGCGGGCGCAGAAAGAAGCACGGCGCTTCGCTGCCTTGCTGCCCGGCTTCAGTTTGCTCGGCTCGGTCGTGACGGGACGCTTCAGCTTACTCCCATGCTCCCGGTTGTATTGCTGGCGGAAGCGATCATTCAGCCCACCCGTCCGCGCATGACGCTTCTTGTTGTAGCCGGAAAACGGCTTTTCAGAAAATTCCGTGCGAGGACGCCCGACCCATAGCTGCCCAAACTCAGGCGCAACAACAACAATATTACCGTTTTTTTTCAGCTTATTTGCAATCCGTTGCTTTGCTACGTCATGCAAATTCTTACGCGCGCGAACGGAAAGCTCCACCAACTCCGAGGCCGACGACATCGCCCACTCCGGACGCGGGCGGGTCGGGTAATAGCTTTTCCCCTGCAAACCAGCTCGAAACGCCGCTTTCGTCTCCCGCAACGTGTTGACCGGATGCAAGAGATTGTAGAGCCCGCCCTTGGCCTCGCGATAAATTCTGCCCACATCCGCATACATGCGGGTGGACTCGCGCACCGATTTCTGTGTTTCCCCGGCTTTGGTGGCGACCCCACCAACCTGACGCGCCGTGCTCTTGATCGTTTTCTCGACTCGTAAAGCCTGCCTACGCACATCACGATCGGCTTTGCGGATTACGCGCACCGCCGCTTTTCCGCCCCGCAATCCGATCATTGTGCCCGCGACGGCTCCGGCCGCTGCCGTGCCGGTCAAAATAGCTGTCGTGGCCAGATTGCGCTTCTTTTCTTGCTCAAACATAATGGCCGAAAGTTCCTTTTTCTTGCGGAACGCCGCACGAAAACCACCGCTGCCCAACATGCCGTCATCAATCACCGTGCCGATCCGGTCAATCTTGGCCGGAATATCGCGGCTCGTCTGCGAGACTTGGGAAGACGCTTTGCGGATGCTCCGCAACGTGGCCTTAGCAGACCGCGCAACAGCGGGCGCCTCTTTCTCGATCGCCGTAGCCACCTGCGGAATCTTACGGCGGGCGATTTTGTAGAGATTGTGCGTGCGCAATCCCGCGTAGCCCGCCAATCCCAACACGCCCAAACTCGCCGCCAACTGCGCCGCATCGCGCACCTTGCTCAACGTGTCGCGCTTTTGCTTAATGATCACATTTTCTGAAAACTCCACCGCCGACAACCCGTGCATCCGCTTCAAGTCCTTGCGGATATTGCGGATACTATCCACTTGCTGCCCTTCGTCCGCTCCGGTCCCGGCTCCATAAGCACCACCAGCGACACCACCGATCGCTGCCGCGCGCGCCGGACCCACCTGACGAATCCACATGGCCGGTCGCCATTCTTTGCTCATACCCCTAATGGCCTGCTTTACTACGGGCACTCGCCGCGCTGCCAGCCCACCGGCAACGCCCAAAGTCCCGCCGACAATCGCTCCGCCCACCGCCGCCCGTTTGGTAAACGCCGCGCCCTCCTTGTTATCCGGATCTCCCAAAATCGAACTCCCCAGCAACGAGCCGCCGCCGACAATCGCGCCACCCGCCGCTGCTCCGCCCGCCGCCGTGCGCGCCGCCGTCCGCAGACGAACCCCGCGCCGGAGCAAAGGCAAAATTCCCAATGCCGCACCAGATGCCGCACCCGACAGCCCCGCCATCACGTAAGGGTTCATCTGCCGCTTCTTCTCGGCAAACTCGATGGACGAAAATGAAGCGACCAGCTTGTCGTCCCCCGCACGGCGCACGTTCAGTTTGCCATCTTCCTCATGAATAAGCAGGCGATCTCCTTCGGTTTTATACTTTTTGCTGTAAGTTTTGTGGACTCCATCAGTCCAGCCCCAATTCACATAAGAGTTGTGACCTTGTTTTTTTAGCCACTTTGCCGCCGCTTTTTGACGCGGATCGTCGGGCATACGCGCAGTAGCTTTTTTCCATTGGGCAGCCGACATCTTTTTCTCGGCCAACTCCGTCACCTTCCGCGCATCCGACATCTTCAAAAACTTCTTCCGTAAAATCCGGTAAGCGCCATAACCCGCCGCTCCCGCGCCGATCACGGCCGGAGCCGCTTCCGACCTTGCCGCCCATGGTTGCCGCGCTCCATAAACATCGCGCCCCGTCTTTTGCGTCACCGCTCGGACGCCGATCACACTGCCCGCACCGGCCAAGGCTCCCACGGCCAAGCGCGCTTTCAGAGGCAAGCGTCCGCGCCCCAGCACTGCACCCGCCGCCGTGCCAGCAATGCCAGCCCGCAAAATGTTGGAATCCCGCTTGGCAATATCCTTCTGCCGATTCTCGATCACATAGCGGTCATGGGCTATCTGTCCGGTCAGGGGAATCCCCGCCTCACGGCCAATGGGATCCATCCTCCTTTGCTTGGCCAAATTCTCGCGGCGACTCATCGCCACCACCCCCCTGTCAATTCGGCTGAACTGCTTCTTCTGAATGTCGCCCAAGGGAACCGGCTTCCAGCGCCAGTCCCTTGAGGTTGCCATAAAGGTGTCTTGCGGCGGCTTGCCTTTGAGTAACCCGCGCGCTTCTTTTGCCGCAATCCCGCCACGAAGCGGGGCAGTTGTTGTTGTTGCTCCAATAGCGTTACTGACAGCTCGATCTCGCCTTTTCAAAGCGCCCCGCGCCACCGCGACAATCCGCGCCTGCTCGCGCGGACGGTGAGTAGCATAATTGGCAGCTATCTTTGGATTTGATGCAACCCAAGTCAGGGACTTGCTTCCAATAGCTTCACGCACTTCTTTTTCACTTTCTGGATAAACCGCTGGCGCGCGATCTCCCTGCCCCCACTTCGACCTAAACCTTCCCCGCGCGAGGTTTTCCACTTCTTTTTTGTTGGTCCCACGAAACAACAACGGCAGCTTAGATTCCCTCCGATCCCCCGGAAGATAGCCGTCTAACTGCTTGCTCAACTTCCCACCCCGCGTCTGCTTCTTCAGCTTCCCGTAGTAATGGCGCCAGACCGATTTTGCTAATGGAGTTAGTTCGCTCATGCCGCTTGCCCCCATCGGTGAATAAACATCTGCATCGCATTACGAAGCTGCTGCAAATCCCGCCGCGCAATGGCCAGATCCATCGTCAGCCGATCAGCGCGGTCCACGAGGGACCGCAACTCATTCATCGCTGCCGTTTGCTCGGACGTTTCCGCTGTTTGGATTTCCGCCTCCATTGCTTTGCTCCACTTGCGGGCGCTTCTCTGGCACCAGCGACTCCGCCTTGGCCCGTGGCACGCCATAGACATAGACAAGGCTCTGGATCGCGCTTTCCCGCTCCAACCGGCCCTCGGCATGGGCCGTGAGCACATCAATCAACTGCGCGGCGGTCTTTTCCCCGACCTTGCCAACCAAGCCCTTGACCGGAGGCGGAGGCATTTCCGGAGGCATATTGATCGCCGCCAACATTTGCGTAGCGTTGGCCATGCTCGGCACGATTAGCTCGATCGGCACGACCGATTCCGCCGCGACTTCCTGCAACTGCTTGACCTCGCGGGCCAGCGTCCGCGCCACTTCCATGTTGCTCGATCCGTCGATCTCCTCGATCACCTTGCCGCGCGGAATAATGCCGTTCTGCAGCAAAAGCATCTGCTCCTGCACATAGTTGCCGGTGTCGCCCGTCAGCCGCGCGCCGAAATTCCATGCTCCCGCCTGCCAGAGCGGATGCGGCGTGATCTTGCCCATGGCAATGGCCCGCTCCAGCACCAGATCCCGCACTTTGTTCAACACCTTGTCCACGAGCAAATGCTGGTATTGCTGGATCGTCCGCCATGCCTGCATCACCTCGATTCTGGCCGTTACCCCGCCCAAAAGCGCCATATTGTAGCAAAACCCAAAGGGCAAATTCAGCCCCAAGGCCATCTCGCGGATCAGGATTTCCACAAACTGAATCAGGTTTCCGGAGGGGCGCCCCGTGCTGCCGGGGAAGGTGATTTCTTCGCCCTCTTGCAACCTTTTGACCATTCCCGCCTGCACCTCGAAAGCATTCGGCCCGCTCGTTGAGCCGGTCTTGGTCATCCAATCCAACCCGCTGCCGGTCGGGGCGCTATCCTTGCGCCGGATGAAGCCCGCAAACGCGGCCGCAAATTTCATGGCCATTTTTTCAAAGCCGAACAACTCATGAACGTCCCGAGCGTGCGGCAAGAGTGGCGACAGCCAGCTATCCCCGTGGTATTGATCCGCCCGCGTCGGACGGAACAGATGCAAAAACATCTCCGGCGGCACCACCCCCGCACCCAGCCCGAAATCGAACGTCTCCTTCGTGTATTGCGCCATGCGCGAACGCTTGTAAATCTCGTAGCCCGCCACGCGGCCCAGATCGTCCAAGAGGATGCCGTTCACGTTGCGCTCCTCGGCCTTCACCTGATCCGGCCCGCCAATCCGGTCAGCCTCGATTGGTTGCAAGCGGATCTCGTCCCCATCGGGAATCACGATCCACCCGTATTCACCATCCCGCGCCGTGGCCCGAAAGCCCAACTGCACCAGCTCGGCCAGACGAAAGCGGCCCGTCAAATCCGCCCGTCCGCACCAATCATGGAAATAGTCCTGGTATTCTTGGTCGATGTCCGAATCCCCCGTGCGACTCTGATACGTGATCGCGCCGCACGTGTATTGCGTCAGCTTTTCCAGCACCCCACGGATGAAGCAAAACTTCTCCTCCATGTCCCGCGCTTCCCAGATCCGATTGATCCGCTGACGTTGCTTGCGCTGCGTTTCCGGCGATCCCTGCCGCGTCTTGCCGCCCGAATAACCGCGCTGCTCCTTGTTCCAATCCCCCCGCTCGAACTCCTGCAACCAGTGTTTCGACACCATCCGCCGCAAGCCCGCCTCCGGCGAGACAGCGGCAATCGCCTTGTCCAGAAATGTGATTTTGGGATCCATCAGAACTCAATCCTCGAAAAGTCCGCCACCGCCGTGTAATCCGCCGCGCTCGCATTCCGCGTCCGCAGCACCCGGTTCGCCGCCTGCAGCCGGTCCCGCACCTCCCGCAAGTCCTTGGTGTAGCTCTTGCTCCCGATCTGCTGGGAGGAAAGCGGGGTCGCCAGCTTCTTCAAAGCATCAATCTCGGCAGCCAACTCCCCCCCACTGTAGGTCGCATAGATTTCCACCCAATCGCTCGCCGCCATGTTCCCTCCGCGCCTGTCAATTTACTGTCACTAACCAATACCCTTTTTCCCAACACCCACAGTGGGAGGCACGATGGCTTGGCTGCGCGGTCACGTTGCCATGATACAGTTTGCTCTTACACGACGGGCATCTTGCCACATAAATCCGAACCGGGCCTTGCACCCGACATTTGACGTTATGCGAGTATTCGCATTCCAAGGTTGGTATTTCGCTTTGCATCTTAATTATTCTGGGAGATACCGCGTTGCCCCAACGCCTCCAGAGTAGTCGCAGTAGTCGCAAGCATGATTGAAAGTGCCCCCTCCGCTCTTTTTACGGCCTCGGCAAGTTTGGGGTCTTGATCAGTCATGACGCGCAAATCGTCGAACGCGCCGATGACATCCCGAATCTCTTTTTCATACGGTTTCATAAAATTCGCCTCACCCGCTCCTGACACCACTCCGATTTCCCGTGAAACCCGAAGCTCTGCTCATGCCTCCACTCGGGAAACTCCGGCACCTCGTTCTCGTAGCTGAACCGGATCGCTGTTCCGATGTCCGCCACCCTGATTCCTTCCCGATCCAGCACCTCGCGCAAACGCGAATTGCGGGTGAACCACACATCGCTCGGCTCCCCGTTGTAGAAATTCCGGTTCTCCCACAAGAGACGGCGGAACCTCCGGCTCTGCAACGAACACCCGCCGTTGCCCACCCGATCCCCGCCTTCCGGCACCAACCTCGGAGGCCACGGCGCTCCGATATAGTCGTAATCCAGAAAGCCCGGCTCCCACCGCTCGATATGGACAGGAAACCCGTCTGTCTCGATATGCAGCACATGAGGCGTCTCGAAATAACGGTGCAGCTCATACGCTTGGAACCGCTGCCCCTCCTGCCAATCGCACTTCGGCACAAAAACCTGACGCCCCGCCACCGGCACGCTCGGAGCCTCGCTCGATAAATGCACCACATCCCCAAACCGAATCCGTTCCGTCACCCAATTCACGATCCGCGCCGACAAATTCGGATCATGCGCCGGATTGAAGATCAACAGCGTCACCGTGGGCAGTTTCAGATCAGGGACGGACATAGACCTCATCTTGTCCGTCTGTCTCCACCATGCGGTAGCCCTGCCAACCCATCCACTGCCGGATCTCCTCCGCATACGGATTGCGGTAATGCTGCCACCCCATCTCCACACAAATCAGCCACGGACGGCTCGCCAGCCCCTTGATCACGTGCCACTCGGAACCCTCTGTGTCGATGGCCAGCAACTCGATGTCACCCCGATCATAGAAATCCACGGTGCGACAAATCACCGTGACCCTATTGCTCGGCTCATTGCCCACGCTCGCGCGCGGACTTGCCACTCCGTCCAGATACGAGCTGCATCCGTCATCCCGCAGCAAGCGCGCACCGCGCTGATCGCTCAAGGCCACCTCATGCACCGTTACTTTGCCGCCGGTCCCGAAAAACTGCCGCAACTCCTCGGCATAATACGGATGCGGCTCGAAAAGCTCCACCCGCTCCGCGTCACCGATCAAGGGCGCCACATGCACCTGATTCGGATGGTTCGCCCCGACCTCCCACACCACGCGCGGCATAGGCAAACCCTGTTCCCGCAACACTCGCGCCAGTTCGATCATACCCTCCGAAAATCACAGCCCCGTGCCGCCGCCATATTGGCCATAGCATACTCGTAAGCCTCCCGCGTTCCCCACACCGCCGCCCACAGCACCAGACACGGCGCCACCAGATAGCCCCCATCTCTGACCCGCAACTCCCGCAACGGCTCCAATTCCAGCCTGTGCGTCATCGGCACCTTCCAACCGGTGCGTCTCGCGGGTGTTCTTGCGGGAGTTGCGGGTGTCTTTTTCACCGATTTCCACCCGAACCGCTTGGGTCTTTTCGCTAAAAATTTCATGGTTGCTTCATCTGTCCCTTTGTCATCTTCGTCAGACACCAGCCCGTCTCGACGCGGTAGATCCGCAAATGCCGGAACCGCTTGCCCCGGTGCCGCCGCACAAACCCGCGCGCGTGAATGGCCTGTGCCAACGTCGGATACACCGCTTTCTCATGGTTCGCTTGGCTCATAGGCAACACAGATCCCGCTTCCGTCACGGACACCCACCTTCTGCACAAGCCCCATGGCTTTGAGTTCCGAAAACCGCCCTGACACCTGATTCATCATGCAACCCCACGCTTTCGACAATTCACGGCACGTGAGGCCGTTCGATCCGGACGCTCGAATGCTTTCCAAGACCCGCGCGCGTTGCTGTGCTCTTTGCGGCACGCACCTTTTCAAAGCCGCCAAACTCTCGGGGTTGCCCCTGTGCCGTCCGGCACAAATGTCAAAGAGTGGCCCGTAGTTCATTGTGAATCTTGCGCCTCCACCGCCGCCTTGGCCTTGGCGATCATCTCGATCGGCGCCAACCCCTTCTCCATGTCGCACCACTCGCTCGGCTTCATCAGCCCGCTGGCCAGCGCGATCTTGCGCGCCGGGATATGTTTCGCCTTCCGCAGACGCTCCACCTCGCGTCCCGCCAAGACCCGATCGGCCTCCTCGCCAAACAGGCTTCCTTTCGTCGCACAACGCTTGCAGTCCTCCTCGGGGCGCACATAAACCCCGCTCTCGTCATTCTCTCCGTCCCAGAATCCCCATGAGGCGTGAATCACGCCCATCCCATCGCACTCCGGACACGTGGCCTGCTTGCTCATAGATACTTCCGCACCTCCCGCACAATCCGCTCCGGTTCGATCTGCCCCAACGCCTCGCACTTGCCGGTGATCGAACACGGACCATCCGGCGGATACGGGCCGCCCCGTCCGTGCCAGTAGCACGGCGCGCAACGCAACACTCCCGTCAAAGCCCGCACTGTCGGCGCATACGCCGTGCGCGCCTGCCACGGGAACGGCCCGTAGAGAGCGATGGTCGGCAACCGCAACGCCCCCGCCAGATGCGCGATGGCGCTATCCGGCGCCAGCACCACCTCGCACTGCTCCAAGACCGCCGCCGATTGACCGAACAGATCGGCCTGTGACGCCACATTCAAAATCAACGGATGGTTCGCCTCCAACTGCACCGTCCCCGGCGCCCCGAACAACGCAATCTCCGTATCTCCCTTCTCCAGCAATCGCCGGATCACCTCCACCAACAACTCCTTCGGATACGTCCGCGCGGGACTCGATGCCATCAACTGCACGCCGACCCGCTTGCCTTTCTTCGGAAACTCCAACTCCGCCCACGCCCGATCTTCGTCCCGCACGGCAAAGCTGACCTCCTTGCCCTCGGTCAATTCCACCTTCGCCGCCTCGGCAAATAAATCCACCGCATGAATTTCCGGCTTTTCCGCAAACTCGATCACCCCCTCCAACCAGATTTCCCGATCATACGGCATGACCTCCGCCAACGGCATCGGATACGGGCGCCACTCCACAGGAACCCCCGACAACGCCTCGCGGTATTTCGCATGACAGCACACCGTTACGTTCTTTCCCGCCGCCACCAACGTCCGCAAAAGCGGCGTCAAAAACAAAATGTCTCCAAACCCCCCACTGCGCGTTACCAAGACCGTCTCCGCGTCTTTCAAATCTCTCATCTCCAATTCCAAATCTCTGTCTCGCATCCGCCCGACTAACCCCATCATCAGCAAATGCCCAAGGGTCGGATCCTCGACCACATAGGACTCCCCGCCCCGAAACTTCAGCCCGTGCGCCTCATAGTCCCGCAGCACTGTAACGATCCGACCATTCATAGACGTTTGCTCCTCTGCCATACGTGAATCTGGCGCTCCGCGTTCTCTGAATACCCCAGATACCGCCCACTCCGGTCGGCATCCACGACTACCGAACGCAACAACTCCGCCTCCCGCTCGGCATACGGCCCCGCCAGCATCGTATAACCCTGCCGCCGCAGTTCCTTCGGATCCTGCACCCGCAAATGCGTCCACAGCTTGTCGGCGGACGGCAAGGGTAGCTCTTTCGCAGGCGCCATCACGATGCGCACCCCCTCACCAGCATGATGATCGCCGCCAGCACACCCCAGAACGCCAGCAGATACACCAGCGCGACCAGCAGAATTAGCCGTTTCTGCCATGCCCGTGTCATTTGCCGCGCTCCTCCTTCGCCGCCTCCATCAAAGTCGCCAGATGCAGCGCCCCCTCGACCAGCTCCGAGAGCGTTGTCTCCGCGCTCTCCCGCACCAACAGCCCGGTCAAAGCCGCAGCCGCAAACGTGTCAAACGCCGTGGCTCGGCGCCGCGAACGCCGCTGGCCTTGCCACCACGGACGGTAATTCGCCGCCGCTGGAATCTCGCTGCTTGCCGCTTGCGCGGCCCGTTTGGTTGTCTTTTTTCTTGTGGTCATCGTCCTTGGAGTGGGGCCATTTCGGTAGACTTTTTAGTTCACCCCGCAGCACTCGATTTTCGGAACCACCATCACGGTGAAACAGACCCGCCCCGATTCCTTGGACGGGGCGCAGACCAACCCTTCCTGATCCAGACTTACAGAGAGAGTGACCGCTTCGGGGATGCTCAGACACGCCACCGCCGACTCCGTTTGCCCGACCGCCGCCAGCACTTCCCGCAACACCCCCTGCACGTAATTATGAACCGTCATACCCTTGCGCTGGGGCCATTTCGGTAGACTTTTTTACCGGACGGCGCCTTGACTTGCTACCTTTGCGCGTTAGCTTTTCCGCATGACCAAACCCACCCCCCGGACGGACGCCCTCATGCGCAAGCTCGACCGGCTCCTCAAGACCGAACGCGGCCTCACCACCCAACTGGCCCGCTACCTCCGGCCCGACAACCCCCGATCCGCCACCATCCGCATCTGCGAATACGTCGGACGGCGCAAAACCCCGAACGGCGAAACCCTCCTGGCCATCGTCGAATGGATGGACGGACGGCGCTCCTGACCCCGTTTTTTTTTGGTTGGACGGAGTTATTTTTACTTATTCATAAGTAAGATTCCGGCGCGCGTTGCTTGGGATGCGCGCAATCCCTAAAGGGTGAGCATCACCAGAGCGTGCGCGCGCTTTTGTAAGCGTGCGCGCGTTGCTTGGGATGCGCGCAATCCCTAAAGGGTGAAGCATCACCAGAGCGTGCGCGCGCTTTTGTAAGCGTGCGCGCGTTGCTTGGGATGCGCGCAATCCCTAAAGGGTGAAGCAACGCGCGCGCATTTTTGCGCTTGCGCGTTGCTACGCTTTCGCGTAGTCTTTTCTTTGCTATGGTAACAGAGCAAACGACAACGAAACGCGCCGCTAATGGCGCCCGCGCCGGACGTAAATCCGGCAACGCATGGGAATTGATCACGCGCGAATCCGCGCGCGACCGCGCCGCATTTATTCGCGGCGCCATGCGGAAAGTGAAACTCAACAACGCCCCGCGCGCCGCGCGCGATTTCACGCACGGCGGAGCCGTGCCGCATCTTATTGGCTTGGATGACATAGCCGGAAAGGTCGCGCATCGCGCGACAACGCGCGCGGAGGCGAACCGCATCACGCTTCCTTTCGCGGAGGCGAAAGAGGAAGCGCGCGGCGCGGCGGCGGAAATCGTCGCGGCGCTTTGCGCGCCGGAAGGTGACGAAAAGGTCACGGAGGCGGCGCGCGAAACGCTCGCGCGCTTCAAAGTCTCGCCGGATGCCGCGCCGCATGGCGCCGCATTTCTTGGGGCGGCGCGCGCGGTGGATCGCATGGGGCGGAAGATGTCGCATGGCGACACGTTGCCGGAAGACTACGCGCATGGCGCGGAATCCCGCGACGACCTGCCGGAAGCGGCGCGCGCTTTCGCGCTTCGCGGCGCCTATGACAAGGCGCGCGCGCTCGTGCGGCGCGCGTTTCTCGTGCATGGCTGCCACGTTCGCACGATTCAAGAGACGCGCAAAGGGCGCGCGATAGGCGGCGCGCTTCGTAAAGAGCGCGCGGCACTCCGCCGCGATTTGCGCTTTGTCCGCCGCGCCTTTGCCTATAAGCGCGCGGTGATCACCTCCGGCGCGCCCTCTGGTCGCATCGCGTTCACGCTTCGCATCGCCTCTGGCGTCTCGCCGGAAGGGAGCGGCGCGAAGGTTCGCGGCGATTGGAGCCTCCGCGACAAGGGCGGAAAGGGCGCGCCGCGCCGCGCGCGCGCCGCTTGGGCGAATATGCTCCGCGACTACCGAGCCACGGCGGCACGCTTGAATCTGCCCGAATTGGTCGCGGCGGATTTGCTCCGCGCCTAACTCACAGAGGGCGCGCGGGATTTTCCCGCGCGCCCTTTTGCTTAATAATTTTCACCGTCCGAGGTTTTTTGTTTCACCGGACTGCCCTGTGGGGCCGTCCGGTGAGGCAAAAGCCGTCCGCCGGATCGTCTCCGGCGTAATGGCTCCCTTGTCTCTGTCGCGGTCTTGGTTCCCGCCTTTCCCGCGTTCTGTCCGCAACCCATGTGGGTTGCGGGGTCACGCGACAACCGCGCCGCCCGTGCTTTTGTAAGCACGGCGCGCAATAGGAGGTAACACAATGGCTAAAGCCACCAAGACCTCTCCGACCGCCGTTCTGCAGGCTTCGGAGATTCAATCCATGCAGCAGGAGCAGCGCGTCGAACTCTTTGTCCAACGTGACAACATCGTCCGCCGCGCGTTCTCCGAACTCGGCAAGCTCATGACATTCATCGCCCGGCACGTTGCCAAAGGCGAGACTGTCGAACAGGTCTTGTCCGCCGCCGGAGTCCACCGCTCCACGATCAGCAACGCGAAGTTCGCCGCCGATGCTTTCGCCTTCGTCGAAGACGGAACCATCTCGGAAGCGCGCTACGACACGCTGACGTTCACCGAGTGCCGCGCCATCCGCAAGTTCCGGTCGATGGACACACTCAAGGCTGTCCTCAAGGCCAAAAACTACCGCGAGGAACTTGAGTGCGTCGCCGACAATGGCTGCACGATCGCCGAGCACAAGCAGCGCGAAGCCGACAAGGCCGCGCTGATCGACAAGGCCAACTCCGCCGAGTCGACCACCGAGACCGCGACCGCCGAGACTCCAACCGAGTCCGGCAAAACCGAGAAGTCCGGCAAGAAGGGCAAAGCCGATGTTCCCGCGAACGTCGTCAAACTGCCCGCCGCCGAAGGCATCTCCCAAGCCGACCTTGTGTCCGCCGCGATGGCGCACATCAAAGGCTTGAACGAGATCCTGCCGCGACTCCAGGATGCCACGCCCGTCATGGATGCCCTGCGCTCCATCGTCGAAGGCACCGGCTCCAAAAAGGCCAAAAAAGCTGCCTAACCGCGCCGTCCACTACGCCGCGACCCGAGGCACGGGGGGAACGCCAACCCCCGTGCCTCCCACTTTTTTTCACGGCGCCGTCCGTGATTTTCCCTTTCCTCGCTGAAAAGGTGGGACGCCACCAATATCGGAAGCCTCGTCGAACAAGCGCGCGCGTGTTCGGAGGATTACCCGACGAGGAACACACTTTTGACACGGCTCCGTCCGTGGATTTCGCCGGTAACCCCGGCCACATTTCCTGCGTTCCACCATCTACGCAGAACAAATGTGCATGGGCCGCGCCAATCGGCGCGTTTGCACAGGGCCATCCTCCGGTGGGGGAGGATGGCCCACCTCTTTTGTCACCCCCGTCAGGCATTTCCCCGACTTTTGTAAGTCCGTTTGTTCTCGCGGGCTTATCTCCACGTAGAGAACGCAACCATCCAACACTATGAGCAAACACTCGTTCCTCACTTCGTCACTCACTCCCCAAGTGCTTGTCGAAGGCCAGCCCGTGTCGGCCAAAGCCATGCAGTATTCCACGGGTTCCGTCGGCTACAACCTCAACGGCAAAATCACTCTGCCCAACGGCATCCGCCTCCAAGTCTCCGGCAATGCCGTCGTTATCGGCAGCAAGGAGTGGTCGGCCTGATCTTGCGGGACGGGGCGGCGCGCTGAAGCGCGAATAATACCAACGCCCCGTCCCCTCCTCTTTTTATGAAACCCATCCGTATCGTCCTGCACGTGGCCGTCTTGCTAATCAAGCCGAGCACGTGGAAATTCCAGCTCGCGGGCATTTACCGCGAGTTTCACCCGTGACGGCCATACCCGTCCGGATTCCCTCACCCTCGGTCTTCACGCTTCGCCGCGTGTTGAACGAGCGGATCTGCCACCTTTGGCCCGTGCGCCATAGCCGCGACCGCAACAAGCGCGACTATGCCCGGGAAACCATCCGCCAGTTTGTCGGAATCATCCGCCAACTGTCCTGATTCATCCGCCAACAACCCAAAATCACCCGCTAACTATGAAATTCCGTCCCTACAACCTCGCCCGTCTCGTCACCGCCAAAGCCCTGCGCCCCCTGCCCAAGTCCGAGCGCAAGCGCCGTCCCTACCGCCCCCTCACGTGGCAACCCTTCCGTATCCTGCTCGTAGGTATATGAAATACGAATTCTGCAGCACCGCCATCGGCTACTGGACGCGCACGCGCACCATCGAAGCCGAATCGCTCGATGAAGCGCGCCGCAAACTCGACCATGATGATGAGACAGTCGAATACGAAGACGACTTGGAATCAGCCGAATGCACCAGCGAGCAACTGACCGCCATCTGTGCCGATGGAAAAACGCACTTCATCGGACACGAGGGCAACGTAGTCGCCACCATTCCATGAAACGCGTTCTGCCCCCCGCGCCTTTCGTGCGCAACAGCCACGGCGACAATCTCTGGCCTGCCGAAGTCTATATGCGCCTCTGGGCGCCACCGGAGCCGCGGCGCCTCAACGCCTTCCAGCGTTGGCTCCGGCGCCGCCGCATCAGCCGTCTGAGATTTCAAATTTCAAATCCATGACAACATTCACCGACATCGAAGTAGTCAAAGACAACATTCGGCTCGTGTGGGAACACATCGGCGAAGGGTGGAACGGCGACTACAATGCCGAAGATCCCAATGACAAGCCTCTCCTGCGCTTCTCAATCGACTGGCGCAACAACGGCGATTGGGAAGGACTCGATGATGCTTCTTACTGCACGGGGCTACCCACCGACACCAGTCCCACCACGCTGCGCGAGTATGCCGATAGCATCATAGCCAGCTTGAGCAGCACCAAAGAACAACCAACCGGACACAAACGCACCTTGGAGCGTTGGTCTTGGGTTGGGATTGAGGATGCCAACCTCCCCCAAGCCACCAACAACTCATGACCTGCCCTTCCTGCGCTCGCCGCATGGAGCAAGGCCGCGCCGACCTCGGCTTGGCCCTGTGCCTCTCCTGCGCCCAAACCCGCCCCGTCACCCGCTATCGCGGCGCCATGATCTACGGACACAAGACTGCCGGTGCCGTCTGCCTCATGTCGCCTGACGAATTTTCCCGCTACAAAAAACTCACCAACCGAAAAGGACAATCCAGCGTCCTGCGCAACGTGCTGGTCGCCGCCGGACGCGCCTTATGAATTTATGGAAAACGCAACCCAAAAGCTATTGAGCGAGCTATACGCTGCCCTCTCCGTGATCGTCTTGACCAAAGGCATCCGACATTTCCTTCAGGAACACGATCCCAAAGCGTGGCAGCAGTGCAACAAGGCGCGCAACGCCTACTTGACCCGCCACCAATGAAAGTCACCCGCGCCATCCGCGACAGCCTGCTCGCCATCGTGGACGATCAGCCGATCTCCCTCAGAGCGCCGTCCCGCTTTTTCACCATCAAGCGCCTGCAATTCGCCTTGGACTACCAAGGTTATTACGCCGGTTGCCGCTACCGCTATTACCCCGACCTCTTGCCCTCCGGCCAATTCCGTGGCTGGCGCCTCCAAGAACGGGTTTTCGGTAAGTAGTCACCCGCTCCAGATCCAGCCCCGACTTTTGTAAGTCCGCTCGCGTTCGCGGCTTACCCCGTTGTTTTCCGAACGCGCTTTCCACAAACACATGATCGACACCATCGCCTCAAAGGTGCTCGTCGTTAAGCCGACCATTTCCATGGTGGGCAAATCCGTAACTGACGAGAATATCACCACCGAAGTGCAGTCCGAGCACAGCATCGGACGCGACGGCGGCGCTTGGGTAAAGAAGCTCTACCCGTCCAAAGACGGCAAGCCTTCGCCCCTCGCCGCCATCCAAAGTATCGTCACCCAAGCCCGCAAGTTCCACGGGATGCAGACATTGCGCTCCTCCTTCGGCGACTTGCTGCCCTCCGTGGCCTACTCCGACTACAACGCCCGCATGGAGGACTACCGCCGCAAGTTCGACGACGAAGCCGACTACTTTGCCGTCCGCTTCCCGCAGATCCTCGCCGAGTGCGCCGAAGTGCTCAACGGCACCTTCGACCGCGCCAACTACCCAAGCGAACACAACGTCCGCTCACGCTTCAGCTTCTCCTTGGCCACCGCGCCGCTGCCCCGCAGCTCGGACATGCTGGTGAAATACCTCGGCCAAGAGCAAACCGCCGCCGTCCAGGCTAACCTCGCCCGTCAGGTTGAGATCGCCGCCCAAAACGGCGTCAAACAGGCCATGGAACGCGTGCTTACACAGGTCGCCCACATCACCGATGTCCTGACTCGTCCCAGCACGAAAATCTACGACAGCCTCATCGAAAACCTCGCGGAACTGCTCAAGCTCGTTCCGGCCTTTAACCTGACCAACGACCCGACCCTTGCCAGCCTCGTCCATCGCTGCCAATCCGACTTGCTCGTTGCCCCCGACATCCTCCGCGAAAGCGCCGTCAACCGCAATATCATCGCCAACAAAGGCAAAATCATCGCCGACACCTTCGGCGGTCTTGGCAACCGCAAGCTCGCGGCATGAATTGCATCATCCGGCGACTTCTGCAGGAAGCCGACCTTCTTCTCACTGACGGCGACTCGCTGGAAAGCCTCGCCGTTCAGTGGGGCGAAGACGATTCCACCTACCTCTGGGCCTCGCAAGTGCGCGCCCTTCTTCACCAAACCTCTTATGTCACACGTAGCCAAAATCCAACTTCAGATCACCGACCTTGACGCCCTCGGCGCGGCCTGCCGCGAACTCGGCCTCACCCTCGTCCGTGACCAGAAATCCTACAACTGGTTCGGCACCCATGTCGGCGACTATCCGTTGCCGCAAGGTTTCACCCAGCACGACCTCGGCCATTGCCAACACGCCATCAAAGTCCCCGGCACCACTTGGGAAATCGGCGTGGCCCGTGCCCGTGGTCACAACCACTACACCCTGCTCTTCGACTTCTACGGCGCCCAAGGCCGACCGATCAGCAACGCCATCGGCGGCAACGAAGGAACCAAACTCAAACGGGCCTACGCCACCCAAGCCGCCATCCAACAGGCCAAGAAGCAAGGCTGGACCTACACCCGCCGCGACCTCAACGGCAAAACCAAACTCACCATCAATGTCCCATAGCGATCAAGCCATCACCAACCGCGAAGTTGCCAATGTTTTTCTCAAACATGAGGCCGAATACGACCGCGCGGATGTGACCCTGCCCGAACAACTCGTCCGCGACATTGCCGACGACCTGCTCGCCCTTCACGACCTGATCAAAGTCTACAACGCAGTCTATATGCTCGACGAAAAGCCGTTCGCCTTTCTGCCGCACCACGAAGCCAACCAAATCCAATACTTCATGCGGCGGTTCCGGAACTCCGGCGGCTGGAAACTCATCTCTCCATCCATCTATCCGTGGCGGCAAACCGCGCAACTCCCATGAAAACCATCGAAATCACCATCGACGAATCCGGCAAAACCACTGTCGAAGCCCAAGGCTTCACCGGATCCTCCTGCACCGATGCCACCAAAGCCATCGAGCAAGCCCTCGGCGCCGTCTCCCATGACACCAAAAAACCCGAATACTACCAGCAAGCGCGCACCGCGCAAACAATCGGCTAAACTTCAAGCCGAAGCCTTGGCCGCACAAGTCTATATGTGGTGTCACGCCGACGTTGTTAATGAGGACGGCCATCCCACTCAAGAAATGCTCGATCATCGCGTTTCCGCCGCGCACCGCCTCTGTCTCTACATTGCTCAACTATGACCCTCACCATCACCACCGAAGGGGACATCGTAACTCTCTACGATGACCGCTTACATAAGTTGAATCTCGGGCGCATGACCATGCGCCGCGCTTCCCACGTGGAATTCAACGCCGCCTCGCAACAGTGGGAAGTCTCCCTGCCCGACCATACGGGCGAAGCCCTCTTCACCCACCCCGACCGCGCCACCTGCCTTGCATGGGAACGGGAGTATTTCACCGAACGACTATGACGCTCTCCTTCATTGCCGCCAACCCGCATCGCCATCCGGCGCTGCTGTTCCCTAAACGCTACAGCCAACGCATCTACGAATTGATGCACATCTACAACTGCGATCACTCCGACGCCGAAGGTATCGCCATCGTTGAATACTGCGAACTCGGCCACATACCCAAACCACAAACCGATGAAATCCCGTATCATTAACTACCTCAAAGCCGGATACCCCGGCCTCGCCTTGCAATCGCACGAAGAGCATCGCTGCCAAGCCATGCTCCGCTCCGTGGCCGACGAACTCGGCTACAACCTCCATTCGTGGAGCATCACCACCGGACGCACCGATGTCACGACCGGCGCCGGATTCGGCGAGGACGGCAATCCCGTCGAAGTCCTCGACGGCATCATAGCAGCACCGGAGAAAACCCTCTGCATCCTCAACGACTACCACCACTTCCTCGACCAGCCCAATCCGGTCATCTTTCGCAAGCTGAAGGAAGTGCTCTGGCACGCCAAAGCCTCGCAGAAATCCATCCTGCTCCTCGCCCCGACCATAAAACTCCCGCCCGATCTGGAGAAGATGATGGTGTTGCTCGATTTCGAGCTTCCCTCCAAGGACGAGCTGACCAGCGTGATCGACAGCTTATGTAAGTCGAACGAACGCCCCCTACCCGATCCCGATACGCTCGGCAAGGTGCTCGATGCGCTCTCCGGCCTCACTACGAACGAGGCGGAGGATGCTCTCGCCCTCGCCATCATCGAAACCGGCACCTTCGATACCGGCATCATCACCCGCGAGAAAGCCAACGCCGTGAAGAAGAATGGCCTGCTGGAAATCATCGCATCCAAGCTGACCCTCGATGACATCGGCGGCCTCGATGTCCTCAAGACCGACCTTCTGAGCAAGCGTAACCTCTTCACTCCTCAAGCCCGCGACTACGGCCTCGACAGCCCGCGCGGCTTTCTTGCCGTAGGCCAAGCAGGCACCGGCAAATCGCTCACCGCCCAAGCCTGCGGCAGCATCTTCGGCATCCCGCTCCTGCGTCTCGATGCCAGTAACATCTTCGCTTCCCATGTCGGCGAATCCGAGCGCAACTGGCGCACCGCCTTCGCCACCGCCCGCGCCGTTGCTCCCTGCGTGTTCTGGATCGACGAAGTGGATGGCCTCACCTCCGGCGCGAAGTCCTCCGGCGAAACCGATGGCGGCACGACCAACCGCGTCTTCAAATCCATCCTGCAAGACATGCAATACAACGCCCAGGGGATCTTCTTCGTCTTCACCGCCAACGACATTGACGCCATTCCCGATCCGCTCATCGACCGCCTCGACGTTTGGGCCGTTGACTTGCCCAATACCGCCGAACGCCAAGCCATCTGGCGCATCCACATCGCCAAACGCAAACGCGAACCCGACACCTTCGACCTCGCCCAGCTCGCCGACCAGACCGAAGGCTTCAGCGGTCGCCAGATCGAGCAAGCGTGGCTCAAGGCCATGACCCTCGCCTTCAACGACCAGCGCGAACCCGAAACCTCCGACTGTCTCGCCGCCCTGACCAAGATCACCCCGACCAGCCTCACCATGGCCGACCAGATCGAAACCCGCCGCCGCCGTCTCGCCGGTAAAGCGACCAACGCTTCCACCCCCACCGCCAACACCAAAACCAACAACATCCGCAAACTCGCCGCATGAAAGATCAACTCACCAACATCGAATCCCTGCTCTCAACCCGCGCAACCGACAAGTCCGACGAAGAACAGAAACAACTGTATAGCTTGCTGATGCAGTTCTTTGTCGATCATCCCGTTGGCGACTACACAGCGCGCTACTCCGACGGGCGCCAACAATTAGGCATTCCTATCGACTACCTTTATGGTCGTTTTGATCCCAAGACAAATCACTTCCACGACGACGATGCCGAATGGCAGCAAGCCGTCGAGAACTTTGTCAAAGCCTTCAACACCTTTGCTCGCCTCTGGTCAAAGAAACGTCAGCAACTCTTGCTCAAAGATATGGCGAAATCCTTGATCAGTCACGTGAACGCCATCGAAACCGTCACACAGTAACATGACCAACACCGAAGACATCACCGACGCCTTGGATCGACTCGTTCGCGTAGTCGAAGGCTGGACGCTCCATCCGCGTTACAAATACCACTACGTCACCGTCCCAGCCAGTGACGTGATCGGCTGCGCCCGCCTCTGCGTGGAGCCAGACAGTTACATCTCCGACGATCCCACCTCCCAAGCCCTGCGCGAACTCCTGCGCAAAGGCTACCGCTGGATCAGAACCGATGGCGAATACGCCGTGTTTGAGAAAATGTTATGAAACCAAACAAACCCATCACCCGCATCTTTTATCTGGTCGCCACCAGTGCCGGATACTACGGGCACGGCGCCGACCTTATGGAAGCGGCCAGCAACGCAAGAGCCAGCACCTACAAAGGCCGCAGGCTCAAGAAAACCATGTATGACAAGCCCCTCATCGTCTCGGGCTGGATCAACCACCAGACCGAAGACTGCCAATACCAGCACATTGCGGAGGACGCCAAGCGCGCTCACATCACGCTCAATGGCTACGAGCACGGCGACTACATTCCCCCGTTCATCGGCAGTTGGTGCCAAGTGATCGCATGGGGAAAACTGCAAAAGCTCGACATGAGCAAATATCCCGAAGTGGTAATTCGATGAACAAATACTCACAACACACTCCTGGCCCTTGGTGGATAGACGACAACGGATTCGTTGCGTCCGGTTCGGGCGACGATTACAAAACGATTGCCGACCCGCGCTGCATGGAACCGCGTGGAAATGAAGCGGAGATCGACGCAAACGCTGACCTCATCGCCGCTGCGCCTGATCTGTTAGTAGAACTCAAAGGGCTACTCGAAGTATTCACAGCGTATATCGACACCGAGGACGTTGCCAACGCCGATATTGTGGAAGCTGTTCGGGCTGCCGCCGCAGCAATCGCCGCAGCCGAAGGGAGAGGCAAACCGAGCGCATAACAAAATGACCACCCCCGAATTCCACGAAGCCTTGCGCAAGTGCGACTTCTACCGCACCGGCACCGGAGGAGGGTGTGATGCCCTGATTCGCACGTTCCCCGACGATGCGCGAATCATCCTCACCTGCGCCGAAGATCCCTCTGTGCCCGAAGCCGACGAGGATGTTTGCATTGGCTACATCGGCGCCGACCACGGCCCGTCTCTCACGCCACGGCAAGGCAGTTATCTGGCCTGGACAACCACCGCCGACGAAGCCCTGCGCTTTGCGCGCAACCTGTCTTACTGCCCCGAAGGCGCGCCGTTTCTTCTATGACTGACAAACAATGGGTCAAAGACGCCGAGAAAGCATTTCTTGGCAAAACCATCGTGGGCGTCCGCTACATGACCCAAGCGGAATGCGACGAAATGGGATGGCGCAGCCGCCCACTCGTCTTGGCCCTCAACGATGGAAACCTCATCTGGCCGTCTCGCGACGATGAAGGCAACGATGCCGGTGCCTTGTTCTGCAATGACGAACCCGGATGCTTCCCCGTGCTTTGAGAACGATCAAATTCAATACCTTCCACCCCGACATGAGCGACCGCATGGCCGAAACGGCGGCGCTGGTTGCTTTGGGTAGAATCAACAAGGAGATCGCCGATGAGATGGGAGTCAGCATCAAGACCGTGCAGAAGTTCCGCGAAATGATCAATTACCGCTTTGGCACCCGCAACACGGCAGACATAACGCGCCTCGCCATTTGGCTTGGTATCATCAATTTGGATGAAGCCGACGATCCGCGTTGGCATTGAAGGCGCGCGCCCGGTTGTCCTTGCCGAAATACGGCGGCGCAATACGCCGGTCTTGGTCAGCGCCAATAGCTTGTGGAATGACCGCAGCCGCCAATGGCGGCAAACGTGGCGGGCCTATGCCGATCTGGATGTCGCGCTGGACTCCGGCGGATTTGTCGCCATGCACCGCTACGGGCGATTCCGGTGGACCGCAGAGCAATACGCGCATCTTGCCGCCGCCATGCAGCCGACATGGTGGGCGCAAATGGACTTTTGCTGCGAACCTGAGATTGCCAGCTCGCGTTCACAGGTGTTTGAGCGTATCGACCGAACAGCGCAGGCTTTGCACCAGTGCCGTCAAGCGGCGGTCATGCATGGAGCACAATCTCCATTGGTCGTTCTGCAGGGTTGGCATCCATCCGACTATGTTAGTGGCCCTGCGTTCGACGATCCTTCTTTCGTCTGGCCCTCTCTGGTCGGTGTGGGAAGCGTATGCCGCCGCGCGTTGCATGGAGCGTCTGGCTTGCTCGCCGTGATTGGTGCGATTGATCGGGCCTTGCCGGACTATGTGCGTTTGCACTTCTTTGGCGTAAAAGGCGCGGCGCTGTCCTATCTGCGCGACCATCCTCGTTTTGCCTCAATGGACTCGATGGCATGGAGCATGGCGGCGCGCTGGGATGCCCTCAAGCGCAAGCGTTCTTGCGATGCCCATTGGCGAGCCATGCATCTTCGGCAATGGCTCGAACGGCAACATCAGCTTTCCCATTCCACACAACTCCAACTACCTCTATGCAACAAGAAATCCGCGTCCAACTTGACGTTTCCGTGACCGTGGATGCCAAGCATTCCGATGCCAAAGTGCGCGAAATCGTGGAAAGCGGCATCCGCAATGCTTGGCCCAACAACTACAAGTATATCCGCGACCTTCGCTATGCCGAAGAACGACACATCTACCAAGGCAAGCGAATCAGGTGGCAGACCATCTTCTCCGCAGAAATCCGTCCCTCACCGCGCGGGACACCATCTTTGACCAATCCATGACCACACCACCCTTCCCGCACGGACGCGCTCTGTGCCTTTACAACGTGCCGAAGCAAGAAGTCCTCGACTGCAACGTGCAGCCCTTCATCGAACGGATGACCCCCTACGTGCTCAATCCCGAACCCGACCTCGTGGACACCTTCGCCGTGCTCATCGACGGCTACAACGACGTGGACGACGAAATCTACACCATCCCCGAGATCCGCGCCTACTGGCAGGAACTCGACCGGCGCTGGCCCTACATCTTCTTCTTCGGCAGCGTGCTGGCCGAGATGCCGCAGATGGTCGCGTGGTGCTGCCACAACAACCTCAACTCCTACAAACGGCCCGGCTGCCTGAGCACCATGATCGACTACGACAAACCCGAACTCATCCACTGGCTGCACCAGCATTGGCCACCCATGAACTGCCTCTTCGAGCTGGCCTACCCCGACCCCGCCCAACGCGAATACGCCATCTTCGAACGCACCCGACAAATCTTCCGTGCCTTCAACATAGAATTCCCATGAAATTCGACAACCCTTGGGATCCCGAGGATTCCGACCGCCTCATCTGGCAAGCCCTGACTCTTGCCATGGACGCCGTGCTCTCCCTGCGCGTGGTCCGCGGCCTGCTCGCCATCAACCCCTTCGCCGATGCCGTCGAAGCGGCCCCAGCGATCAAGCCCAAACGCAAACGCCGTGAATCAGCTTGATTTTGCATGGCTTGCTGCCGAACGGCGGCGGCGCTTGTATGAGGATCGCGATTACTTTGCCGTATATCGCATCGGCAAAACTATGCACGAATTCGTAGCCAACGTGTTAGCTCGTGACGAAGCAGATGCCGTAAACATTGCAAAAAGACAAATCTACTTTCGTCCGGTTCAAGGGCGCACCTATTTGCGATCCACACGTATCGGCTTGAGCGGCTACGCCGCAGCGCTCCTCAAGTCCAACTTCCAAAAGTGAAGCGGGCGCCGAAGCGCCCGCCACACCTCTCGTCCCCACAAGAGTATTACTCGGCGGCTACATCCACATCGTTAGCCGACACCGTGAAATTGAAGGTAAACGACGTAGCAAATTCGTTGTTCGTCGGATTGATCGCACCAATGGTCCGACTGACGGTCATGCGAGACGGACGATTCGCCGCCGGAATCGCAGTGAAGGTTGTGTGAAACCGGTGAAGGAGCGCGTAAATGAATTTGCGACTATCGCCCGTTACTTCGTCGGCCTCCGCCGCCGTCAGTTCGGGAAACGCCGCAATCGGAATCGAAAGTGTCGTGCCATTTTCCGAGTAACTAGTTCCGAAAAATACCGTTGGTGCAGGATTGAAAGCCATGCCTCTTCCCTTTTGTCAACCTATGGAAACCACAACCACCCAAACCACCGCCAAAATCAACAGTAGCCTGCTTTGCCGATCCAAGGTCAAAGCCTACCTCTTGGATCACGCCAAGAAGTCCCGCCACCACAAGTTCACCCGCGTCAGCGCGGCCACCCTCGACAAGCTGGAAGCCGTCATCCGGCAAGCCTGCCGCCGCCATGTCGGTGATCACCCTTCCAGCGGAACTACTCTCTGATGCAGCGCGGATTGGGCCACTTGTCTTCTCCGCGTTCCGAGACGAGCTAAACACCAACACTCGTTTTCGCAAACGATGGAAAAAGCAGTGGCATCGAGCTGCCAAGCATCCGCTCTACCCATCTTGGACCATGAAATACCTGCACTGCTCAGGCATTGAAGTCATGCACTGCGGTCATCCTACCGCTCTCCGGCCTTGGTATGCCTACCTTCCGGATGGAACCAGAGTAATTCACGGCGATTTTTATGCTTTCCGCCACCTTGAAGACTGCCGAGTAGCAGCCTTCGTTTTCTGGTGGAACCAACTATGCCAACAAAAACAGCAGAACCGAAAGCCCCGGCTAAAGCCGCAGGCTTGAAAAAAGTGAACCTCGGCGGCATCGCCACCAAGTCCAGTAGCAAGACCAAGACGGAATACCCCGTCCTCCCTGACCCCAACGGTGATGTCGCCAAACTCGTGGCCGACATCCGCCGCGAAACCGCCGAAATGGAAGCCCTCGAAGGCAGCCTCGACATCAAGAAAGCCGAGCTGCGAGGCCAAGCCCAAGAGTATTACTTCGAGCATTACTCCGGCAAACACGACATCGCCTCGTCCATCGAGGCCCGTGCCGACAACGAAGCCGTGCTGGTCAGTTTCTCCAGCCGCTACAAAACCATCACCGACGAGTCCTCCCTCATCGACACCATCGGCGAAGACCGCACCGCGCGCTTCTTCCGGCAGTCGTTCGAACTCAAGGTGGACGGAGACAAGATCCCCGAAAGCGAGGCGGAAAACCTCATCGAAGAGTTGAGCGCCCTGTTCGCCCGATTCAATGCCGGTGATGCCCTGACCGCCAAATCGGTGATCAAGCCCACGGCGGAATTCCACACCGCGCGCCACACCGCGCTGTCGGTGGACGAAAACCGCGCCGTCGACCTGATCTGCCCGATCATCGCCTCGGTCAAAACCAAGGGCCGCAAGAAAGACTGACCCATGACCCTCCCCTCCTACCCAGCCCGCCCCATCAACGGCGGGCCGTTGGAGCGGGCGCGCCCTAAATCGGGGCATTGGACTTACGAACCCAAGCTGAACGGCTGGCGCGCGTTAGTCCATGCCCCGACCGGGCGCATGTGGAACCGGCACGGCGAGAGGCTGTCTATCGAAGACTGCTTCAAGCCGGTGCTGGACACGCTCGCCAAAGCCGACGTTCCCGAATGGCTCGACTGCGAAGCCTTGGAACGCCGCCTCAACCTCGGACGCGGCAGCCTCGTCGTATTCGACTACATCCCGTCCGGAACAGACCGGATCACCCCTTACGAAAAGCGTAAAGCCAAACTGGAAGCCGCCATGAAAACCCTGCCCAACTGGCACCCATGGCAATTCGGCCCTCCGGTGCAATCTGCCCTCTACACCATCGAAGGCTACATCCCTGAAGTCATCGACGAACTCTACCTCAACCTAAAATTTGAAAACCAAGCCCTTGATGCCGACCTCTACGAAGGACTCGTCGCCAAGCGCACCAACTCACCCTACCCCGTCCAACAACGCTCGTCCTCCGAAGAAACCACCTTCTGGGTCAAGCACCGCTGGGCATTCTAACTATGCAACAACAACACGAATGGTGGGTTTTCTCCACCGCATTAAGAGAAGGATGGCTCATGCTCTACTGCAATAAGACAGGGACTACAGGATCAGTGCGTGATCCGTCCAAAGAGGAATGGGCCAAAGCTTACGACGCACCTAGCACACCTTACCGGTGGCACGATGCATCCCGTGTCATCGTAGACAAACCATGATGACAGCCGCCGACCTCTCCTCTCTTGCCGACGATCTGGAAAAGCGCTGCGAGAATGTCGATCAACTCGACTTCCTCGTTTCACTGATCGCGTGGCTTTCAGACCAAACAGCCGATGCGCGCTCTTGCACCCTGTTGCCGGAAACATTCAAGCTGCTATCCGACCACTTCTATGAGATGGCCGATAGCTTTGGCGCCGCCGACGAAGAAGAAGTCGCCGATGCGCTTCGCAACCTCCACGCCATCCTCGGCGCCAAGTATTGCAAGGCCGTGGGACGCGCATGAACATCCGACGCCCGAAGCCACCGCTTGAATTCGTTCCCGCACCACCACCCAAGGTGAACAAGGGCAAGGCCGTCTTCTACATGCTCTTCGGAGGATTCTGCATGCTGATCGACAACAGCGTGACCTTAGTTTTCTTCATCGGCCTGTATATTTTCGCCTATGGCCTGCGACTAAAACTCTCATGAACCAATCTCCTATGAAACCCATAACCATCCTGCCGACCAGCGATGCGTTACAGTGGCGCAAGAGCGTCACCGTGCCGTCTGGTCCCATCCTCGAAGCCATGACGTTTAGCTCCAAGGATCAAACCCGCTACGTCCTCCAAGGCGTCTACTTCGACAAAGACAGCATTGTCGCTACCGACGGACGCAAACTCTACCACCGCACCGGCCTCAAGCTGGAACCGGTGGCCGATAGCATCCTGCCCGCCGAACACGACGTTCGCGGCTTCCTCGGCGCCCACGATTACGTGCGCATCGAAACCAGCAAGGACAAGCGGCACTTCCGCCTCACCAATACCCTGGGCGAGAAAGTCGTCAAAGCCATCGAGGGGAACTTCCCCAACTACAAACAGGTGATGCCCGACATCAACACGTGCGTCTACCTGTCCTACGAGGCCGAAGCGCTACTCCGGGCGCTCAAGGCATTGCCCAAAACACCCAAAGGTGCCTCCGTGACGCTCACTGTCCGTAATGGACTGAGCGCAGTTTCCGCCGTGGCGCCGAACGAAAAGGGTAAGGCCAAAACCTACACTGAGTCGTTCTTCGCTCGCGCCAACGGCGACCTCACCATCCTGCTCAACCGGGAGTGGTTCACCGCAGCCGTCAAACAGGGGTTCGACACCGCCTACCTCAAAGACGCCGAAAGTCCCATCTTGCTCGTCAAGGCGGAGACAAAGTATGTTCAAATGCCGATGAAGCAAGGAGCATGATCCATGACTGAAAAACAACAACAACGCTACCAAGAGCTGACCGACAACTTCATGCAAGGCTTCTCCAAGCACCGCGATGCTCTCCTCCGCATCATCCAAAACCGTGAAGCGCGGCCTTCGGATACCGATCTCATCGTGTCCATGGCTCTGTATATGCACGGGGAGCTTGACCGCTGGGAGGCCCAACAAATAGACAAGCTGCCGCCGCCATGACGTTGAACGCCTTTCTGGCCTTGAGACGCGGAAAGCTTACATCATCTGATAAGTCTGCTTGGCGATCCTTCGCCAATCGTAATTATCACATTCAATGGTTCAGCGAGGGCGAGGAAGACGAGCTTGGTTTGTTCGTCGGCGGCGTGGAGATGCCGTTCAGAGTATGTGAAGAGGTGAAATTCAATAGCATTCCGCTGTGCATTCGCCACGGTTTTGAACCAACAGATATTCCAAGGGCTTGGAAAATACTGAGAATGGGATCCGCTCGTCACTGCATGTATCGCTTGCAAGATGTAGATGGTGATGTGCATTGTGCCTTGTAAGCATCAACGCCACTTTGGCTAACACGCGCGCGAGTGCGCGTGCTGTTGCCATAGCAGCCCCCGATCCGCAAGGGTCGGGGGTTTTTTGCTTTTATGCCATTTTGCTGGTTATCCGCTTTTTTTACACTGCTCTGGGTTATCCGCTACCTCACACGGCCTGCAGCTTCAGCGCGCCCTGTGCGTTGGCATACTTCTCGTGATCTTCTACGATCACCCCTGCACAAAGCGCATCCACCACCTGCATGGCCTCGCAGTCGAGCAAGTGGTTGTCTTTCCGCACCTGCTTCCAAATCACCTGATACCGGCCGGTGCGCGGATTCTGCTTCATGATCTTGATCTCTGCATTCAAATGCTTCGTGTATTCCTGGGGGATGTCGCCGTGCACATGCCACCTCCTCGGCTCGGCATGACGCATGACCGCCAGAATGTCCTTCACGGGGTCATTAGCCCAATAGACATACCGCGCGCGATTGTTGCGCTCGCTCTGCTGGACCGTGCCGAGAAATGGATCGCGCCACTGGACCGGCGAAACCAACCGTTGCACCCTGTTCCCATTGGGTAAACTGTGGACAAATCCCTGCTTGCTGCTGCCCCACGCCCCGCGCCAATCACGATCCGTAATCCATTTGCACACGAGATTCGTCTGATCCGCACAGTCGATCATGACCAGATTCGGATTCACCTCATACTTCGTCTGCAACTGGTCGCACTCCTCAATCGTTTCCACGTAGCCCGCATACAAGAGCCAGCTCTCGCCGGTCTTGCTCCACGAACGGACAACCACCCAGAAACCCGGACGCTGCACGTCGATGGTCATCAGGGCCACCCGATCGCGCTGCATGTCGGCGGGCACGTAAGCCTCCGTTGGCACCGGATCTTCATCGTAGGCATTCTCGCCATCCCAAGGTTCGGCCAGCGTCGAGTTCACAAAGTTCTGGCGACCATCCAAGGTCGCCTTGCTCTGCAGCCACCGCACCGCCAAATTCCCCCACCTCGTCTGCTTCCATGGCGCGTAAAGCGCGCTCAAATGGTAACTGCGGCGACTTTTCTCGGCCTGCGGATTACTCGCGCGCCACTCACCTCCTAAAAGCATCCCTGGCTTATAGACATCCGTGATCTTCTGCTCGCACTCTTGGCACACGTAGTGCGTGTTGCGGCGCACTTTCTCCATATCCCAATCGCCTCCAGTTTTGGCCTCCTCCGGCTCTTTGTCCCACCATCTCACCTGCTTCCACTGCAACCGGATCATGGCTTTGCAGTGCGGGCACGGCACCCAGTAATACCTCGCATCCCCCTTGATAAACTCCTGCCAAATTTCCCCGTAGAAAATCGTCGGGGTCGAGGTCTTGACCCTTTTGGGAAACGTAAACGACTTCGTGCGCTCCTCGGCGTTTTTAAGGGCACCGGCCTCCCTGTCGTTGCGCAGACCAAATTTATCGCACTCGTCCATCAGAACGCAGCCGCAAGGACGGGAAGAAATCTGGCTGGCCGAGTTCGAACCCACGAAAAATAAGGCCGAGCGGGCAAATCTCTGCTCACGCGTCGTCCACAGGATCCGGTTGCTCGGCTTCAGATCCGCCAAAGGACGGCAATCATCCACCCACGGCATCCACCGGTTCCTCGAAAAGCTGCCTCCCAGCTCCTTGTCGGGCATCACCCAAAGCGTGTCGCGCGGATCGTTCACCAACAACCAACTCGTCCCCGCCATCACAATGGTTGTCTTGGCCACCTGTGCCGCGAAACACAGCGTCAAATCCTCGATCTGCTTGTCCTTGAACCCCTCCAACGGCTCGCGCGCATACGGCGTCAGCGTTGTCGAGTAGGCCCCTTCGTTGTCTCCCCGCACATAGCAATTCCGCTCCGCCCACTTCCATACCGGCTCATCCGGCGCCGGAGCCAGCGTGTCACGGCAAAACTGCTCCAGCCGGTCAATCGACTCGTTATGCCAGGACCTGCTCATAAACCTTCTGCCCGTCACTAATCGCCCGCTCGATGTCCTGCCGGATGATCTCCGCCGCCGTCACATCATCGGCCGGAGCAACCTTGGGCGCGATCACCGCCGGTAGACCACGCAAACGCGCCAGCAGCGCCCCCCAGCCCTTCCCAAACATCTCGCGCGCCACATCAAAGGGAATCAGCACCCGCGCCTTCTCCTTGATCTCCAAGACCATCTTCTCCGAAGCCATGCGGCCTTCTTTGGCTTTGTTGTAGGTCTGGATCAAAAGTGGCAGCTTCTCCACCGCATCCGCCGCAATCGCGCTCTCCACAAGATACTTGGCCTGCTCCTCGATCTCGATGGACGCCTTCAACGAAGCCTCCATCTGCGTCAGACTCCGCCGCCGTGGCCTCCGAGGCGTGTGCACAGCCTCAGAAGGAATGCTTGCTTCCCCTTCAGACCGTTTGCTTCGAAAACCCACGCCACCCCTCGCGTTCGCCAACCTCCACTCCCGCGCCGCCTCCAAGCTATCCACCGGGCAACCTTTCTGATTCTTCATCCTCGAAACGTAAGCCACACTGGTCCCCCAATCGGCCGCAATCTCTGCCAAAGTGACCCTTCCCCCCTCTGTAGACTCCTTCTCCATAACCGCCCCATCCCGCTCCTCAACTTAACTTGTCAACCAGTTCACTGGTCACAGGTTAATGTAAGGGTCGCTTCGCTGAAACCTGACGCTTTTGCAGGTTAATAGATTCCTTTACCATGGTGGTGGGCAAAATTACTTACCCTTCTTAGGCAAAGCTCATAAGTCCCCCCATATACTACTTCACTCCTTGTTTTCAGAAAACATACAGGAAAAGCCTAAGTAAGTTAAGGATACGAGATTGCATTGTATCGTATTCTTGAAGCAAGATAGCTAAAGAGGATCGCAAGGAGAAGCGCAAGGAGCGCTAATTAGTTCGTAAGCGAACGCCCCGAAGCCAGTATTGAGGCTGCCTATTTCGGTGCTGAACTACTCTGATCTGTGGGTTGCGCTCATAGAGAGCGCGAAAGAAATACTCCCTAGTGCGATGGGCAAACTGATGAGCGTCCAAAAACTCAGAAAAAGCCTCCATAACTGCATCTTTGCTTTCCTCATGATCACCGTCGAAATCAAGGCTTTCAGAGACGAAACACTGGACAGGATCGTTGGAAAGCTGGAATCTGCGAATGGCGTTATTGCTCTCCTCTCCGCCATAAGGCGCCGAAACTCCCTCCAGAATGGCGCGCAGGCCCTCAACAGCCCAGTAGAGGATGTAGTCCTTCTGGGCAACCAGCTTGTCCTTGAGGGTTCGATCTATTGCCTCCGGCTTCTTACCAAAGGCCAAGAAGCGCGCGCGGCGCAGTTCTGCGTCTGTGCCGTGCTTGAATCGAGGCATGACGTTTGAGAGGAACAGATGCTTACACGTGCTATTCATCGTGAACGGCTTTCCGTAAATGCTGCGCGCTACAATGCTTTCACCTGAGATAAGCTGTTTGAATGTTCCCGACTCATCGACTTCTACGGTGTCCAATTCAGTCCCGAGATTAACCATGGCCCTTTCCAGAGTCGGAAGTGAATAAGAGCCAGGGCCGGAGCTGCATATCTGCGACAAAGAGAGCTTTCGCACCAGCACATCGTCGTCGAATGCAGAGACTATGGCCTCTGCCAGAGTGCTCTTACCCGTGCCACCCGGCCCGTAGCAAATGAGGAACACCTCATGCTGCTTGCAGTCTGGGAAGAGACAATAGCCAGCAAACCACTGCAAGAGCGACTTGTCCTTGACGTTGTGAAGAGTCGCGTTGAGGGCTTCCTCAAAAATTGGTGATTCCGCATTTGCGTGATAATTCGAGGGCAGACAACCCGTGAAGAGATAGCTGGGATCGTGAGGAAGCACTTCGACCCCCTCAGGGGAAACACGCAACACCCCATTATTTACGTTCACAAGCACCTTGCCGTCGTCGTCAAAGATGATAGCTCCGCGCAACTTTTCATTCTTCACCTGCCGTGCTGCTTCAACGGCATTTAGCACGTTGGCGGCCAACCTCGCACTTCGATGTGCGAGCGGCAAAATATCGTAGACCGTGCTGACATACTGCTTGCGGCGAGAGGGGCGCCAGGCCTTACCGTCATACTCAAACCAATCGTCTTCATACACCATGATCGGTGGGATCTTGAGCATGAGACTCTGATAAATCTGATGCTCATCAAATCGGTCCTTACCGGCACCCGTGATCTGGATTAGCGGATTCTCGCCGCGCGGCTTTATTTTGTTTGCCATTTTCGCCTCCTTGCTTTTTGGCCATTGAGATAATGGTGCCGCAAAAATTCACGTAAATCCGTTGAAGTGATGCCCCAATCATGTTTCATCCAATCGTTGAAATCTTTCACTCCGTCTGATCCCACTTTGAAACAGAAGAAGTGGATCGCGCGGCAGCGCAGAGCCAATGCACCGCTCAACGAATCCGAGCGCTGCCACGCCAATCCGGCTTCATCTGCATCGGCAAAAATGAATGCCTGCGTCTCAGGGGACCACTCATAGTCCAGAATACGACGCCACGCCGTAGCCCCTCGTATACCAACAATCGCCACACCTTTAAGCGGTGTCTTGAAGGCGGCGACAGCATCATAAAACGCAATAGCATCCCACTGCCCCTCCAAAACAACCAATGCGTGACAGTGAATGATGTCACCGATGACAAATGGCCACGAACCAATCCCCTGCGGCTCGAAACGATACCGCCCCTTGAGCTTCGGAGTATGGACATGATAACCCGCAAGAAAGCGGCCTGTGGTTCCGCTATTTGGTATTTCTACGGCGAAAGCCTCGCACCTCTTCCCACGATAAACCGGCAAGCCCATCAATCCGCGCTCGGCCATATCACAAATAGTGGCGGATTCGAAACCACGCCATTCGGCAATTCGCTTTTGCTCCGCCTCGGAATTACGCAAACACTTCACGCCTTCCTCCCATAGCGACAACCCCTCTCCCGTGAGTGGCACGACCTCAGTTTCATCTTGCGGCAGCGGACGCTTCTCCGGCTCAAGCCACACAATTCCCTCGGATGAGCACAGCGACTTTTTTGCATCCGCGAGCGACACATTCCGCGTCCTCATCCAATAGTCAAAAACATCCCCTGCGGCATCACACCCAAAGCACTTGAAACGATCACCAGCGTGACTTGCGGTGATATAGAAGGAAGGCGTGCGTTCGCTGTGAAATGGGCACAAAGCCGCAAACCTTGATCCCCCGGATCGACGTATCTTGACGCCATCACGGGTGAGAATGTCTCGGAGTGAGACCCTGCGTTTAAGCTCGGATAATTCCATTCTTGTGGGGACAGATTGTTGTTAGTGGAAGACTTCCATATTTCTTGTTTGCACGATTCTTGAGGCCATCAGACCGGCCTCGTAACCCTTGCGCGCCGCCAGCGCCGCATCATGGGCGCAACGCGTCGCGATCATGGGGACTATGTCATCTCCCAGCCACGACAACTCCTCGGGCACCACTTCGTCCTGCCGCGCCCTCCAGCACACCAATTCCCGCATTGTCATGGCCGCCAGTTGCGACCTCATGGCCTGAGCCTCCTCAAAAGATCCGCAGCGAACGCGCCACCGCATTTTACCCTTTGCTACGCGCACATTGTATTTGCCGCGCGCTGAATCAAACCAGATGCCGCTACGTGAATAGCAACCCTCCACCAGATTGCGGCGGCGGCAATCGGTTTTATCCCCATTCGCAAAGACCACTCGCCCGCAAGCCTTGGGCCACAAGAGCGTGGTCAGCATCACCTTCTCGGAAGCGCAATAAATTCCCCGTGCGATGTTCCAATACCAGCGCCGCGATGCGACCAACTCTGCATCAGCCGCATCCACCCGCCCCACCATCGCGCACCGGCCCCGCAGCGGAAATTCCGCCACGCCGCCCACCTTGTAATCTATAGCCGTGAGTTCAGCGGGCATTGAGCACCCCATCCATGTCAGCGCGCGCCTCATCAAAGACCCGCGCCAATTCATTGGCAGCTGCCGTCCGTCCCGCTTGCACGACCCGCTCGGCATCATCTGCGCTCAACTCATCCACAAGCAAAGCGCCCATCTCGGCAAATACCTGCCTTACGCGCCGCACGGCCTCCAACCGCTTCGACGCGCGCACGATCTCCTGCTCGCTCATACCTCGACCGCTCCTTTCGCCGAAGCCACTCGCGTCTCCACCTCATGATAGAGATCCACGATCTTCTTCACGCCCTTCATCCAATGCTCCTGATCCTCCACCGGCAGATCCAAGACCGCCGTGCGGCCACCGATCCGCCGTGCCCACGATTCAAACGCCCAATCCAACTCATCGAGGAAGCCCAAGCCGCCACTCTTCTTGCCCGAATCCTCATCCATCTCCGAATCCGTGACCACCTCCCCTCGCTCGATCGAACGCTTCAACGCCCGCGGCGACAGCTCATGATCCACGACACGCTGCGCCCATCGCTCCTGCAACTCATGGCCCTTGAACTCCACCGACAAAATCACCAAATGCTCCGCCGTCAGTCCCGTCCACGTGTCGAACGGCAACTCCGCCTGCGCCAACGCCAACGCCCGCCGCGCCTCCGCGAGCGGCAACTCCAACTGAGCCAGGATCTCCTTCGTGTGCTCCTCACCATGCCACGCCATCGTCGCCTTCACCGCGCTGCCGAAACACAGCTCAAAATGATCCCCCAGCATCTTCAACGAGCGCAACAACTGAGCGCACTCCTCCACGCCCATTGGCTCAAAAAAACGCAACCCGCGCGGCGTCAGTTCAAATTTCCTTTGACCCTCCGGACTCGGAAGCAACAGCTCCAATCCGCCTGCATTGTTTTGTTCGGTATCCATAAAAATTAGTCCCGGCGCATCTCCATCCAATCCGTTGAGCGGCGCACCTCCTCGGCCAACAAATGTTCATCCACGCCCAGATACTCCGCCGTCTGTTGTGTCGTTTTCAGCAGCGACCGCCGCATAAACACCCACACCCGCAACGCCAGTGCCACCGAGAAAGCCGCCAGCCTCGGCTCCCGCGCGCCCGACAAGCGCACAATCAGCTTGTTCATCAGCCACGCATTGTAATTACGCGCCTCCGCGCGCAGCCGCCGCTCATGCAACTCCACCACCCGCTCCGCCAAGTCCTGCCGGAAACCGAATCGTGCGCGCAAATCCGCGACCTTCCGCTCATGATCCTGTGGGTCGATGATGTCCATATCAGTTCCAGCCGAAGACCCGATGCCGCCAATGATTGCCCGTCTGCGCCCGCCGGAACGACTCCACCGCCCCCGGCGTCTTCATGTGCAGACCCTCACTGATTCCTAAAAACTCCGCCGCCTTTCGCACCTCCTTCGAGAGATTCTGCCGCGTCGTCGCCAGCGCTTGCGCCGCCGACATCTGCGTGCGACAAGGAACCCGCCGCATCCGCCGCGACCCATTCTCCTCCGTGACATGCCGCATGATCCAGACTTCCGGCACTGAGAGCGCAAAGGCCACCGCCACCGACGCCACCTTGGCATTTGTTGCTGCCGCAAGCCGCTGCAACACCTTGTTGAGCAACCAATCCGAATAAGCCAACCCCCGAGGCCGCGCCTCCAGCTCATCCCATTTCGCCAGCGCCACCGCCGTCTCCCGATCAAAGCCAAACTGCTCCTGCAGCTCATCCGCCAGCGAATCCAAAGCCGCCGCCATATCCACCACGTAGGAAGCCCTCGACGAATTCGCGACATCCTCATCCAGCCCTGCATCCGACCGCGCCGCCACCTCCCCATGCACCAAGGCCAGCTTCTCCGCCGCCGACAGCTCATACCACCGATCCGCCACCTTCCCGTAGGACGGACTCAGCAGCACCAAATCCCGCTCCTCCCGCGGCAATTCATCCAGCCACTCCAGCATCCGCGCCTCCGCGATACGCCGCATCCCCTCCGCGCGCGCCTCATAAGGCAACTCCGATGACACCATATTCATCGCAACCCCTGCGCCTCCTCACGCACCCGTCGCTTGGCCATCCCCCGTTGTTGCGCCGCCGCCGCCTGCCCACCACGGGATCCGATACGTTTACAACACTCACGGAAAGGCAGACGCGTTTGCCGCATCATCTCCTGCACCGCCGACAGCCAATGCCTGCGCACATCCCTCATGGCCGATCCTCCGGAGAAAACCAACGCCGCCGCCGCTCTTGCTCGATGCCCTGATGGCGTCCCCGATGCAGACCCATGTCATACGCCGAAAAAATGCACAACGCCCCCGCCGCGCCAATGGCCAGAGCGAGCAAAAGAACCGCGAGATAGTCGCTCACGGCCGCCCCCTCCGAGGAATTCTGTTCAGAGGTCCTAAGGGCCGAAGTGCTGCACTTTTCCCCTTGCGCGCTGCACTAACAGGGTGAGGCGAGGGTCGGAATCGAACCGACGCAACGGGGGGCATCATTTTTATTCGGGATAACATTTGCATATTTCTCTGTGGATTTAGTTGTTTGCGGGGGTATCTGAGTCTATGTTTGCTGCACAGTGCTGCACTGCTAACGCAGTTTTAGACTCCTCATGGCCTCGCTCTACCGTCGTCCCCGCTCGCCCTATTACTACCTCTCGTTTTTCGAGGCTGGTCTGCGGCGGCACATCAGCACCGGCTTGCGCGCCGACGACGCCGCCGACCGGCGCCGCGCCGAAGCGCTTCTGGCCAAATACACCTACGCCGAAAAACTCGCGCCTCCCGGCGGCCACGCTCTCGGCAGCGGATGGGATTGGGTGCCCTCCTTCATCGAATCCATAGCGCGCGCCCCGCGCACCCTTGAGGCCTACGAGCTGCGTTGGCGGAATCTTTCGCTGTATCTCCGCGAGCAAAAGCTCGCGCATCCGCGCGCCCTTCGCCATGAGCATGCTCAGGCGTATCTCCGTTGGCGCACGGCGCACAAAAGGCCCGCTGGCAAACACATTGCCCACAACACCGCCACTGGGGAGGTCAAGATGCTCAAGACCTTGCTCAACGAGGCCAAAGTCCGGGGCTTGGTTGATCGCAACGTCTTCGATTCCTTCCGCGCCCGCTACGACGCCATCGCTGAGAAGCCCGAGATCAACGAGGCCGAGCAAGGTCTTATTGAGACCGCGCTCCTCACTCAGCCCACGTGGATGCGCCGTGCCTTCCGCATCAGTATGGCCACCGGCTGCCGCCTGCGGGAGACCCGCATTGACCTCCGCACCCAAGTCGACTTGGAGCGTGCCACCCTCCACTTTCCTGCGCCCAAAGGCGGGCGCCGCCGCGCCTACAGCATTCCGCTGCCGCAAAGCCTGCGCACGCTCTTCGAGGAGTTGTTGCAAGCGGGCACGCGCTACACCGTCGACTTCCCCGAGTGCCCGTCGAAGGACTGGCGCTTCTTCTTCGATTCCTTGGATTTGCCGCACCATTGTTTTCATTGTTGCCGCGTCACCTTCATCACCCGACTCGCTCGAGCAAACGTGCCGCTCTCGGTGGCCATGCGTCTGGTGAATCATGCGTCGGAGACGATTCACAAAATTTATCAGCGCGTGAACGTCGACGACTTGCGCGTTTGGGCGGCGCAACTGGAATCGGCGCAGCATTAGCCTGCGCCGCCACCCGCGCCGCCGCCTTCACTTGCTCCCGGCGCCAAGCCTCGAAATCCTCGCGGAAAATCCACTGGCCGACCTTAGGGAAGCCCGGCTGCAACGAGATGGTGCGCGCCGCGTCGTATGACAAACTTATCGCCGCGGCAAAGCCCGCCAAACGCACCGGTTTGTTTTCCGCCCACCGAAGAAGAGCTTGCTCCTCGTCATGTGGTGGCAATTTTTTACGAAGCTGCTTGTTCATGAGGGCGCGCGAATTTACGGCATTTGGCAGGCATTGCTCGCACGATTCCGCCAAAATTGAGCACGATTGCGCCGAGCGTTTACGGCGTATGGGGGAAACTCCCCAATGACTAATGTTTCGCGCTCGGTATTCTCGGCGGGGGCACTCATGTCTGCGCTTTGTAATAAATCCGCACTCGCGCCAACGCAAGCGGAAAAATGCAGAAAAAATTTGACCCGCCTACACGTCCGTCCGACAGTTCACTTGTGAGCAGTCACCCCCAAGACGACCTCTGCACCGAGACCCTGACCATCCGCATTGACCAGCGCACCTTGCAGCGCATCGAAGCCCTAGCCGGGGCTAACGGACTGAAGCGTTCCGAATACATTCGCGATATTTTGCGAATAGCAGCCGAGAATCGCCTTAAAATCACTTACGGCCTCGAGAGCTTTCAGCTCCCCACCTTGAAACCGGCCGATTAACCCGTCCAATCCGCGTTCTTCCCCCGCACATCCACGTGCGTGAAGGTGCGGTATTTCCCGATCCCGCCCTTGAAAACACCCTCCTTGCGCATCTGGGTGAGAATTTTGTGCAGGGTAATCGGCGACCCGGCGAGATCCAGCGCCGCCCCCTTCGTATGGTAGGAGTTACTGGCGGCTCCAGACAGTGCTCTATTGTAAGCAGGACTCCGGTAGGCCGAGTTGATTTTGAGCGGCTTGCCCAGCCGGTGCCGGGCCTCGTCGGCCACCCGCACCACCGCCACCAGAGAAGGCCAGAACTCGCGCGGGGGATCGGTGTTGATCTTGAGCCGCGCATCCCGCGCCCCACGATAGAACACCTCTTGCGCCGTAAAATAGCGCACGCCCGCCTTATCCAGCAGTGCTTGAAATTCTTCCTTTGGAATCAGCGATGGTTTTGCGCTTTTTGGCTTCTTGTTGGAGTCGGGTTTGGGCGGCGGCGAGGACTTCGCCACAATCGGAGAGTGACAATGCTCGCACCAGCGCAAGGGCGATGGCTCTTCGGTCGTCCTCTGGCCATTTGGCGAGGCCGCGAATAAGTGTTTCAACCATGTCAGAAAGTTCATCTCCTTAGAATTCGACGCGCCCACGCAGTCCGAGGAACGTCAACCCCTTGCGGCCGACGCGAATCGCCGGTTGCAGAGAGGCCAGCAATCTCACCAGCACGGGCCTCCGATCTACGCGGGCAGGCTTGGTAAAAATCGCCCGCAACATCGTCGCGTCGATTTGGTAAAGTCGCTCCTTCATTCCGGCAGGACGATTTGTTCCACCGTGCCAGCGGCGCCTTTCTCCGCCGCCCCCCATGGGCGCCAAAACATGACGAACCACACCTGCTTATCGAAGTCTGCTCCGCCGGTCATCTGCCACCCGCTTTTCCCCAGCGGCAACCCGTCACCCTTCATAGAAGGCATCGAGGCGCACCCCGCCAGCAAAGCGGCAGCCAGCACAAAAAAGAGCCGCATGGCTATTTTTCCCGACGGAAGACCTCGTAAAGAGAGACGGCCGCGATAGCTGCTGCCGCAATGGCCGACCATTGCTCAGGGTCCAGCTTCCAGCCCACGGCAGCCGTCAGCGTAGCCAGCCCCGCCCAGGTCGAGCGTTCTTTCAGTTTTCCGAGGATCGCATTGATGATGATCATGCCCACCAGCGGCATGTCAAAGGCCTACGGCGCCAGCTGTGCCCCGGCCTCCTGAGAAGCCGTTTCGTAGGTCACGGGCGGTTCGGGCCAGCCACTTTTGGGGCTTGGGTCCAGCGAAGAGGCCAGAAGAATCCCCTCCAGCCACGTCTTCATAGCCGTCATGGCAGGTCCGAGAGTCTGGCCGCTCGTTACCAAAGCCATTTCAAGCCTCTGAAGGCCGATGATCTGCAGGATCGTCAGGAATCGGGAAGTCCACTGCTCTGCGGTGTAGGTGAGATCGGTGACGGTCCATGTGCGCGTCACGGTCTGCGCTTCGACGTTCACGACATCCGATTGAGAGAGGGCTTGGGTTTCGGGATCGTAGGCAGGAACTTCGCTTTCGATCACGGTCATTTCAAGAAGCTCTGGATCAAGGCCCACGACTGACTCATCGTCAATGCGAGGCCATGGGAGAACTTGTTGGGTCTGAGTATTATAGAGAAGTTGCATAACTTTAGAATACCACGCTCACATTAGAAATAGCGGGCGTATGTTGCACTGAGCCCTTCCAAAAGTTTACGCGAATCGCATGACCAGCAGGCACATTGGAAGCCGTAAGCACGATCGTCCCTGATGAGCTTAATGAGTGCGTCGCCAGTGTCTGAGCCGTTGTCCGGTTAGCAATATTGACACCCATCGACCACGCGTTTGTATTGAATGGGTTAGACCCAAAGAAAGTTAGGGTAACGTCAGATGTTGCGGGCAGTGTAAAGTCTTGGTAAAATGGCAGCGTTCCTCCCGCTTCAGCGGGAGATCGGGACAATACATTAAGATTCGCATAGTAAACACCATCAAATATACGGATCAGAAAATCACTTGTGGGCACACCTATTGTAAACGAGCCCCACCCAGCAGGAACAGCTCTCCCCCACCATCCTGCCGCGTTATTAGTCATGCCGGTGGTATTGGAAAAATTGCCGTTCACAACGCGCTCTTCAGCAAAAGCATAAGGGTTGATTACAGTCGCACTCACAGCCTTGTCCCCCTGAGAATGACTTTGAGTCCAGCGCCCGAAGAAGGAGCTACGGCTTGGTCAATGTCGATAGTAATCTCAGCATCTTGCGAAAAATCACGATAAGTCGCATCAATCACCGCAGGGGTTGCTGCTGTAGCACTTGTCTTTTCCGTGGCGTCGATAGAGAGCTTGGTGGACAGTGCCGAGTTGGCTCCATTATTGATGTCCACAATCAAAGTTCCACTTGTTGAAGCCGTAGTAACCGCCGCCGATACTGAAGTGAGGCGGAACGCCACGGGAGCGCGGAAGGTGACTTTGGCCGCCCCCGCCGTCAGCGCCGTGGTTTCGTTGGAACAGGCAATGACGTATTCGACAAACGGCGTCAACGTGGGTTTGTTAAGAATCTCCGCGTCGCCCGAAGTCGCGTTCCAGTCGGCCTTTGGAATATTCGCAATGTCCCGTCCATCAATATTCAGCCGATTGCCCGGCCCTAAGTCCTGCCAATATACCGTATCGGTTACAGGCAGAGATTCATTGTCGAATTTCGCCCGATAAATCCGCCCTCCTGAATGCACTACATCCCCCGCGAGGTAGCGGGTTCCGTCAACAAGTGTATGGTTTGCAGTCCACGGAACGGCGGCGTTGAAATAGAGGTCGTCGTGATTGTGGGCAGAAGGCGGAATCGAGGAGGGTTTATTTAGGATCTCCGCGTCGCCCGAAGTCGCGTTCCAATCCGCTTTCACTGGAGGTGATATTTCCACATAAGTGGAAAGCGCCGTCACCCACACATATGTTTTGAAAGTGTCTAGAGCCGTATATACACGATTCAGATCCCCCGTTGCAGGGAACGCCGCCCGGTTCGCAAAAGAAGGAAAAAAGTTCAGATGCGCTCTCGCGTCTGTCAGCGAAGATGTGATCAAAGTTCTGCCTGAGCTAGTGGAGTCGGAGATTTGGCTGGCCAACACGGTCGCCGGGGAGGCCGCGCCGCCGCCCAGCGCTTGAATCGCTTCCTTCGTCCGAAGGGGCGTCATCCATTTCTCATTACTTGTCCCCGCTTGCGCCTCTGCCTGCGTGGCCTTCAATTCAATAGCGGCCGACGGCTCTCCCTCATCACCCCGGATCACATCATTAGCCACAATGATACGCAGCGCGGTGCTGGAAAAAATCTGCGCGCCCGAAGTCACCGACACCTCTGCAAGCAACGCCACCGTTGCTGCCTCTTCGGCAAACAGCGTTTCCAGCTGCTGTGTGTTAAGATCCAAATCGAAAGAATAGTGCCTGTCCGCCCCGTAGCCGGAGGGCGCCCAGCTTGAGGCCAGCGCCATATAGTCTCCGCCATACTGCTGCTTCAGCGCCAATATGCCGGTTGCATTTTCGGGCCACTCGACCACCTGCCCATCTTTGGCGAACCGAACAGCAACAACCACACGGTCGCGCCGTCTCAAAGAAATTGAGGAAACCTGAGCATTGGCCCACGTGCTCCACGCCCCGGTCTCAAGATCAATACGCAGCCTCATGCCTGCGCCACCTGTGTCAATAGTCAGGCAGGCATGCGCACTACCCCTTTCACTACCACGTCTGTAATGCCCATGGCGTGATTGGTCGCATTCTTTCTAAAAGCAATCGTGATTGGCTCCCCCGCCTGCACTTGCGCTTCCAGTCTTACCGTTCGGGGATCATTTCTAATGCCGGTCGTCACGCCGCTGGCCACCAGCGCGCCGCGTGCAAGAATCTGGTAAGTCAGGCCATAATCACCGTAAAGAGGATTATTGTAAGGATTGTCCACAAAAAACTGCAACGACACCAAGGCACAACAGCTGTTTCCGACGGTCTGCTGAAAGAAAATCGGACCGGGCGGCTCTCTTGATAGCGTGTGTAAATTGGCAAAATGCTTTTCGTTAATCTGCCGCACGTTGTAAATCGCGGCCCGGCCGGACCAGCCGAAAGGAACTCCACTGAACCAGCCGGGCTGATCTGTTCCCACCAGCCCCCGCCGGTCTCGAAAATCACCATTCACTACAGGATTACACAGGCCGACTTGCACACGCCCGCCCACAATCGGAACGCTTGGGCTGGGCACCGTGCATACTTTTACGGCGTCCATGGCTCTCCCGTAGAACAATCCCCCCCCGGCACCGCGACAAACTCACCATCCTTCTGATACAAAAACCCCGCCTCCGTCGGCAGCTTGGCCAAAAGCCAAATCTCAAAAAGCGCCCTAATCTGAGCTTCCGTCAGCCCATCACCACCGCCGCCACCACCGCCGCCGCCACCACCGCCGCCGCCACCACCCCCCCCACCCCCCCCCCCCCCCCCCCCCCCACCCCCCCCCCCCC